TTTGCGCGCAGTTTGGTCGCAGTTTGGGCGCAGTTTGGGCGCAGTTTGGGCGCAGTTTGGGCGCAGTTTGGGCGCAGTTTGGGCGCTACAGCTCGGACCAGTGGTGGAACAAGTCGGCCCCGAACGCGCCACGCTTCAGTTTGACTGTGCCGGTGTCCGGCACACGACGACCATCGCTGTACGCATGGAAGTTCACCGCCAGGTTGTAGTCCCGGTCTTTCGGTGGAACGATCGCCTCGTCGGCTAGGGTGGTGATGTTGCCCATAAACCCCTCGGCCACGTCATTGGTGTGGGGGGTTGAGCCTTTGAGGACGGCCTCGATCTGCGCGATCACCGCGTACGGCTGCTGCTCCCGCTTCAGGATTACGGTGAACCGCTTCGGGTCGCGACGCAGACGAATAGCCAGCTCGCGGTCACGGTGCTGCGGGTCGGACAGTAGTGCACGCACCTCCGGGATCACCATCTGCCATTTCAGCGCCGGGTAGCCCTCCGGTCGGTCGGGTTTTGGATTCTTGATCATGTCGGCCACGGCGTGCTTCAACACCCGCAGCAACTCTTTCTCAGTTTCTGTAAACGACATGGCTTAATTACAGCGTAGACGGCGTAAAAAGTCAAACAATCGAAGACGTGATGTAGGTTACATGTTTTTCGCGTACTCGTAGGAAACCTGATACTTGTACAACTTGTACAAGTATCGAATGTGATTACGTCACGTGACGTTTTAGACGATGTGTGTATCTGTCCTGATACAGGTAGGAATTTTAAAAGAAATGATTTTCGTTTTATTTTCATCTGTGACCTAAGACACTTCCAAGACTATAGCCCGTCTTGTGGTCTGTGTCACAAACGACGTGATGGACCTATTGCCTACGGCAATGGTCCCTAAAGTAAATGTGCTTCATGATTTTCTACCTATCTTTTCGATGGTCTGTATCTGTCTCTATGTCAGCTGTTCCATTTCAGAACTGATGTAAGTATATGTATATAGATAATAAGTGTCAAACATGCAGGTCAACAGGGGTTTTTACGCGCGCTTATACGTGCGTACGCGTGTGGACACTGACACCTAAGGTGTCGTGTCGTGCAGCCCTAGCTGATGGGGTTAAGGTGGGCCAAAACAGCGCGCTTTTTGAGGCTCAAAAACACGCTTTGACCAGGGGATTTGACAAAGTTTGATGGGGTGCGTAGATTGATTCTTGTCAGCGAAACGCCGAACGCCACCAAGGCCGCCAAATGCGGCAGAAAGTGAGACCTGAAAATGTACCAGGTAACCAGCATCGAAGCAAGTATAACTGAATCGCAAGGGCTGTACAATGAGCCGCAAGGAATCGAAGCCAATGGCCAATGGTCTAAAGTCGCCGAAAACTACAACGGGGATGTTTTCGTATCGTCCTATGACGGGGCTTTATACAAAGCCCAAATCGAAGAACGCAGCACCCCAATTGATTACATTTTCCCTGATCCGTCATGGATCACCGTTGCTATTGTGGATCGTGGAGACGTGCGCATGAGCAACGACGACAAGGCACGGCACATTGTGGATTTAGTGGACGATGAAACCCTGCAAGCGGGGGTAGAGAGTGGCGAAATCGCCGTTTTCTACCAGGGGCCACAAGGGTGGTATCGCGCTAATGGCTTGGAAGATGCAGCGGATAAGCTAATCTCACGTAACGGTGTGGTGCTTTTTATCAGCGATACCGCTTGCAGTGATGAAGCATGGGAGAAAATCCATAATGAGTACCAGGCGTGGGCTGACGGCTACATCTGGCGTATCTCGCGCGCCACTGACGTGACACTAGGCGAAGCCGTGACACATTTCACCATTAGCGATGAAGCCCTTGAACTGATCGAATGGGAGCACGAAGTAGGCGGCGTAATCTTCACCCCTGACTCTAGCGGGTGGAATGAGCCAGATTTGCCCGTGCAAGAACTACTCTAACCAGCATAAATAAGTGGAATACCCCCTTAAAGGGGGTAAACCCTTAGTCTTTCACTTGACACCGTAGACCTTAAGGAATATAGTGTTAGGTAGATGGTCAAAGGGGCCAAGAAGCCGCGTAAAGCGGGAAAGCACATGAGCCGTAAGGGGTCAAAAATGCAAATCGTATTCAACGTCGAAAAAGAAATTAAGTCGCGTGGCTGGTCTGAAGCATGGTATGAGCTGGAGGACATCACAAAGACGATGGAGCGAAGCCTGAAGCACGAACTATGGCGCGCATACCCCGAACTTGGCGGTCAAATCGCACAGCTCATCATTGAGGCTGATGGGGAAAACGTCACCGTCGAAACCGCTCACAGTGAGCTGGAGGAAGCTATACGTGAGTCTTTCGAACAGGTGTTGTTGGAAACCCTATCTGCGTCGTACCCTGAATACTTTTTCGACGAAACCGCGGGTGGAATCGCAGATGATATTGTTTTTGGTGAAAACGGTGAAGTCGATCAATGGACTGACAGCACGCATGAGCGACTACTGGAGCTTGGCGTAACGTGGTCTGGTCTACCCGCTGACGCTGAATACGTGACCGACACAGAATTTCAGCGGGTTGTTGACCTTGTGCTAATTGAGCTGGAGGACACCCTAACTGATTTTCGGGTAGAGAATCAGAACCCGCTTTTAGGTATCGAAGACCTAATGCAGAAGGGCTACTACCTTGACCTTGCGGAATCAGTGTCGATCAATGGTTTTGACTGTGACGGCGAAGATGCTAAGCGGGTTCAGGATTTGATCGAAGACCTGGAGGAAAACCCGCACGTCGATCTAGGTTCGGACGAAATTCACGCCGCCATGCTGAAAAGTGACGAAAGCGGGTTGGTGCAGGTTGCGTGCAAGCTTGAGGGCACAGGGCTGTACGACGTGACAGAAGTGGTGCAGGAATGCGTCAATGAGTACGCGAAAATCTTCCGTCCCGACCTTGCGGAAGAATGGCCGGACGTGGCGAAAGCAACCAGTGAGGCTTTGGAGCAGCTGGTTAGCGATATTGAGGATGGCGATAGGCCACTTGACTACCTGTACCAGGAAGCACAAAACGCCTGCATCTACTACACGGACGTGGTGAGCATCATTGACGCTATCGGGCTTAGCGAGCTGGACGATTTGGTAGACGAACCGCAAATAGCAATGGAAGCCCTACCGGGTGAGGAAGTAAGCCTATCGATGGTTTTCACCAGGTTGGCCGCAATGGCTCTTGAACGCCTCACCGTCACCTACGCGGTGGAAGCCCTAAGTGCTTTGGCTAGAGAACTAAAGTCATAAGGGAGTACCTCCCCTGAAAAGGGGTGCCCCCTTGGGGACTGACTTGCATCATGGCGGCGCTTTGGTTATGATGTAGGTACAAGCTCAAAGGGAGTTAACACCACGAAATGTGGCGTAGTTTTGGGAAAACCGAAAGGGTTTTGAAAATGTTCGATCTTATTATGTTCTTCGTCCAGATGGTCACCACGCACAACTACGTGCCCGTGATGGACGTGTGGGGATTTGGCGAAGACTCCAGCATCGTTGATGTGGCCATGTCCGTATCGGAATCAGTTTTCGGCCTGTACGCCCCCGTGCGCTAGGTTGATGGAGGTATAGTGATGAAAAACACTGAACACAACAATCGCATGGCAAGCCGCCTGTACTACAAAGCGGAATCCATTTGGTCCGATTTTCAAGCCAACCACTGTATCGACCCAATAGGCTGGTACGACGGCACATCAATGGAGCGAGAAGACATGTTGTTTTTCTTCCCCGTTGTGTCTGCTGATTTTGACTGGTCAGACGCAGAAGCGCGTGAGGGAGCAATGCGCGACATGGACTATGTGATTAGTGTGTCGCACGACACAATCCTGGACACGGTGCGGGAGTGGTACGCACAAGCCGACAGCGACGGATTAGGGAGGTTTGCGGTCAATGAGCTGGTTGCGGAATATTTGCCGCAAATGCTAGCGCGAGAAAGCGCGCTGTGTGAATACCGTGGCAAAATGATCGACGTTCTGGCCGAAGCCGCGCGTGTTGAATGGGATAAGTGAGAGTGAGACATGTACCAGGGCATGACTGAAGCAGTGAAAAGCACGCTGTTAGGTGAGCTGCAAAGCATCGAAAGCTGGTTTTGCTATGAATTTCAGTTCGACTACGACGAAAACCTTGTTTGGGAGAAAGACTACATCTACGAAAGCCTGTTCGCACCCATCGTGTGGGAGTCTTTCAGCTGGAGTTCTAGCGCGATTCAGGTGTGGCTGGAAGACTTGCGTGACGTGTCCTACAGCGCAGAAGATGCTGGGTGGAACATGGATAGCGTGATGGAGCTTGAATCACGCGTCGAAATACTAGCCGAAAAGGCTTTGGAAGAATCGAAAATATATCGGATTGAGTGGGAGGATTAAGGAAAATGTGGAATCAGGTTGCAAGCGAGAGTGGTTCGCCCACCACAGAATGGGTGTTCGATATGGACGGCTATACGTGGGTTGGCGACATGCTGGTGTATGAGGAAGACTTGGCGGACTGGTACGAAACGGAGTTGGTAGGGTACGTGATGTAGAACACGTTGAGGTTTAGGGGGTCGGGGTTGACGTTTAAAGGGGTACGCGCTAAGATTAGGGTGTGCCCCAAAGACAAGGGTAGAATCTAGAGAAAGATGGAGGGGTCGAAATGACCTATTTGCGAGACACTGATTTTCACGACACGGCATATGCTGTGGAAGTAGACAAGTACGCAACCATATACCGCATCGAACCAGCCAGGGGAACAGAAGACTTTCGCGAAATGGAGCGCGTGTACTTTCGGGGTCACCAGATTGCTTTCGCGGGGCTTATCGCCGATGGTGAAGTCGGACAATGGGGGTACCAAGGGGGCGACTTTGAGGCTGACGGTGGCGAAATGTGGGCCGTCGTCGATGTTGAGGGTGGCGCAGAGATGGCCCCGTTCCGGGTGTCCAGCAAAGCGGACGCCCAAAAACGTTTCGGTGACGATTTGCAGGTCGTAGTTTCGTTTGGTGACGTGCGCGAAGAAGTGAAGCGGGTGGGATTGGCTGTCGCGTGTGACATGGTGCTGATCGTAGGTAGGTGGGAGACTCTAAACGCAGAAGTAGAGTACACTCATGGCCTTGTGTGTGCCGTGAAATATGGTGATGGATTCATCGACTACAGTGATGAAGTGGATTTGTCACTGGAACAATTATTCAAAGAAAACAGCGAGCGCCTTGTGCGTGGCAATCGTGTCGTAGGTGTCGATGGTTTGAAAATCATTGAGGGGTTGAAATAAAATGGCGGCGTTTGACTTGACCAACACTGATGTTTGTTCAGTGCTATTAGGTGGTCGCATGAGCGAAAACGGCACCGCCGTCAAGTGCTACCGTGATAGAATGCAGGTTTTCCGTGGCGCGTACCGTGTTGCAGGTGTCTTTTTCGATGGAGACCGCCACTATTGGGAAGAACTGGAGTGGGAGGGGTCGCTAGTAAGAAAATTAGACGATCTTGCAGCGGAAGCGGGAATTTATGGTATTGGTTTTGTGTACATCGGAAGCGAAATCGATCGTTCGGAAGACAAAGATATTATTAAGGCTGTTTTTCATGAATGGCTTGAGGAAGTGAAGTGGTAGACATGAATAAGCGCATATATGATAGCGGTTCCTTACGGGGGTTCAATGTAGTGAGCCACCTGTACCCTAGCGGTTCGGGGTGTAGGGGGTTCTGTTGCAGGGGTTCTATGGAGGGTATCAGCATGGCCTACGGCAATGGTGAGAACATGGCCGCTGGTGGTGTATTGAGTATGCGTTGGTATGAAATACAGTGGCGTACCAAGGGGTTTGAGGGGAGGGGGTTGTATGAGGGGGTTGTACACCGTAGGGTATATAGCCTTGATGGTGTACGTGGTAGTGAGGTTGTAGGCTATGTCGGTATCGGTGTTGATATAGACGATGTATGTGACGGCTTCATCGTTGATCGTGTCATGATGGAGTGGCGCGTGATGGTGGAGGGGTTGAATGGCATGGGGTAGTGATGTAGGGGGTGTGATGTGAAGACGATAAGAGAAAAGTAAGAAGAAGCTTAGAGAAAGGTTAAGGTGTTGTAATGAGTGGTGCAATGTGGTTCTTTGTTGTAGTGGTCGTATCGGTTATTGTATCAGGGTCGGTTGGGGTAATTCTTAACTTTTTCTTAGGTGACTCTAAGGAAAATGTGAGTGAGGGAGGGGTGGCTGAAACGTCACGTGACGAAAATAAAGGTAAGGGTGATGGTGCAATCATTTTCGATGGGGGAGTGGTGAGCACGGAGTACTTTCGCGGGTATTTAGACGGCCACCGTGACGGTTCAGGAAGCAGCGACGACGCGCTAGGCATGGTGGCGCTGCAGCAAAGATGCCGTGATGGATATTATGCACGGTGACGCATAAGATGCGTCGAACCCCTCCAATCTGGAGGGGTTATTTTTGTGCGTGTTATAATGAGGCTAGACCAGGGGGAGGGGTACCCCCTACCGGGTGCATTTCCGCAGGTCGGGCCGGTGCTGCACTTTAGAGTCTGCGATAGTTCAGAAAACCGGCTTAGGTACACATCCCCAAAACCCCTGCTTATACTGAAGTATTGGTACTTAGTGTAAAAATGACACTAACTACTTAAAAATTTCATAGAGACTGCAATTTTACACTCAGTATACGTTTCAACATTGAAGCCTTAGTGTAACTTTGACACTAACTCGAACCCTTAGTGAGAAATTCTCACTAACTCGAACCTTAAGGAAGTCTGATATGGCACGTGGAGGCGCACGCAAGGCTGGCGGCCCGTCCAAAAAAGGCGCGAAGGCCGCCGTCAAGATACTCACCCCCGTCGAGGCCACACCGAGCGACATCCCTCCTCTCCCCGACTACCACGACTACTTCATTCCGCTCGCAGACAAGGACGACCCCGCGGATGGCGAGTGGTTCAAGGCGGTGCAGGACTGGTGGGATTCGATTTGGTTGTCCCCCATGACCCGCGAATGGTTAGCCAGCGACATCCACACCTTATACCAGGCTGCCGCGCTCCTCCAGGAGTCCCTGAACCCGTTCTACAAGCTCGGGGACCGCATTAAGGCGCAGAAGGCGCATCAGGAAATCCTCAAGATGTACGGCCTGACGCCGCTAGCCCGTGAGCAACTCCGCTGGTCTGTTGCGCAGGGTGAGGCCGCCGCGACAAGAACCAACCAGCTCCGTGCGGCTGCTCCTGCCAAAATCTCCGCCAAGGTTGTGCGCGACGAGATGCAGGCGCTATACTCTAGGCACACCGGCACCATAGACGCCGAAGTACTTGGGTGACCCCCGAGACCCCGGACGCCGCCTGCACCGCCGAATTCACGGCACCACTACAAAACAGCGCGCCGGGGTTTAAAACTTGACACCACACCACTACTACGCTACAATCAGTCTTGCTGGGATTGATTACCCCGGTACCTTTGTTATGGTAAGACTCACTTGCGTGTTTCTTGTTGAACCCCCGGTACGGGCACTTTAGCCGGGGGTTTTCTTGACCCGTGTTACAATGAAGACGTAAAGGCGGACCCCTTGCCCCCGACAAGGCTTACCGTCGAGGCTTCCCGGCCTCACCAAGCTTCTAAACATGCGGCCTGGCCCTCGTAAGGACTTCTTGTCCCCAAGACAGCCAGGACCGGACCCCCAGGAGGGCTGCGGCGCCTGGGGGTCGTTAAGGCAAAACAAAAACCCGGCCGATATGCCGGGTTTCTGCCCCTCTAGAACCTAGCTACTTTATACACCATCAATCCGCCAGTCGCAAAATCCGGCCAAAACAACCATATTCGCCGTTTAAAGGCACATAAACGCCAAGCAAACCACCCTCTAGATTTGACAGTCCCTCCTCCTCCCGCTAAAATCGTCTTCGAGCACAAAAAGTGCCCACTAGAACCAAAGTCCAGAGGAGGACTACACATGAGAACCCTAAGGTACACGGAAAACGAGTACGTAGAAGTCACTAAAAGCATCCGGCGCAAGCTCCCGGATGAATTCAAGGTCTTCAACATGCCGAGAGACGAGGAAGGCTACATCATTGGCGGAGTCGTCGACGATGATTCCATCGTCGAACCAGGAGCAGTCATCGTTGGGTCAAACATCAAAGGCTCCAACATCGAGGAAGGCGCCATTGTCATTGGCTCCACCATCAACGCAAGCTACGTCGGCGTCGAATCCTTCATCCTAAGTTCGGAACTCGACCACTCAACCGTCTACAAGGAAACCAAAATTGAAAACAGCTGGTTGCACAAAACCACTGTCGACCGCTACATCCCGGTCACAGGCTCCGTGCTGGAGAAAACCCTCGTGATCGGCGCAACCTCACGTATTGCGCGGTCTTTCCTGTCGGGATGCGACCTGCACCGAACCCGCCTAGACAAAACCCTGGCCGCGAACACACGAATCGGCTCTCTGCAGCAGCCGGACGAAGACTTCGCTGTTTTCACTAACTGCGTCATGGCGTACGCCACCATCACCTGCCTGGATGATGAAACTCGCCACATTCAAGGCGCATACCGAGCCCTGGTAACCCCGAAAACCCCGGTGCGTGCAGCGGAGGTTGGCCTGGAATCCACCTTAACATTCTTCAACAGGTTTGACGGATCGGCGGCCATCGACTTCGCGTACGCACGCAACCCCTTGCCGCTGTACGCCACAGCGGAAGCCATCGAACAGTTTGGAACACTCAACTGGGGTCGTAGTTTCGTTGAACAACAGTATGAGCTCATCAACGAGGCAACGAACGGCCTGGCCCAGGAAATCCCCGGCACACTCATTGACATTGATGGCGTCACCACCGCTATCGAACTCCTCGACGAAATGAAAGAAGCCTTCTAATGATCATTTTAACCATTGTCTCCTACCTGGATGTCCTGGCCCACATGGCCATCCAGTACATCCCAGCCCTGCACCCTACCGGCGCACCCCTGTCAAGCTTCCCGTTGCACGAAATGATCGCGGGTAAGCCGGACACCGTCGTGCCGCCACTGAATCCATAGCACCCCTTCTTCATCCAACCGGGGCCCACACCGGCCCCGATAGACTAGAAGCATGAGCAGAAGACCACCGCCACGCCGACCTCCGAAGTTTTCTTTAGCCACCCCCGAGGAGTTGTTTTTCGGGCACAGCCCCGACATTGACTTGTTTGTCGGCGACAAGGCCGATAAGATAGACATTAAGAAAACCAAGCGGTTGTTAAACAACGCTAAAGAGACCTTCTGAGGAGGAGGAATGGAAACAACAGCCAAGGCTGAAGACCTCGGCATCCGCCGGGGTGAGCGGGTCATTTTCGTCAGTAAGACAGGCCGACCACACGAATGCACAGTCATCGCCGTTAATGACAACAATCACCGTATTGCGCTTACCGGCCCCGATAACCAAACAATGTGGTACGGATCACAAGCACTTCCCGCTCTCAAAAACCTTAAAGGCGCCACCGTTGGCCACCTGGTGACCAAGGAACTATGCGCTGCCACCGACGCGGATTTTAAACGCCTAGCCGACAAGACCGGCGGCGATCTGCTGGACACCCTTATTGCTTTCGACAACCAGCACAGGGGTTTCGACATCAGCCATGAACAACTAAAGCAGCTGCGCGTGAAATTCCATGCGTATGCTTCCCTGATGTCGATGCGTCACCGCTGCCGTAGCATTGGTGCCGTAACCAAACCAAGCCCCTGCGCGATATAGTCCACCTCCAAGCCACCAAGCTCAAACCCTAGAAAGAGAACAAGATGAGCATATTTTTCGACCGGGAAACCGCCGGTAAACTGGCACAGGCCCGCTGGGACGCGGGTTTCCCCGAAACCCTGCCACCAGGCCAGCACGCGCCGCGTAAACTCGTGGACGACATCATCCAAAACGGCTCCGTAACAATGGAGGTGTCCGTCCGCCTCAAAGACATTGAAATGCCGTACAACGACCTCCGCGCTGCCATTGAGGCCGCGCTGGTCGGCCCGTACCTGGAGTTCACGGACCCCAACACAACCGCGGACGACTGTACCCGCCGCGCTGAAATCAGCGCCGACAGCCTGCGCAAAGCTCTGGAGCTGGATCGCGTCAAATTCGACATGCTGTCGGAGATACAAGACATCCGCTCGTTGCAGAAACAAGCCACAACCCAGAACGCCCTACAATATGTGGCGGACCGCACCCAGGCACTGAACAAGAAAATCGAGAAAGCAGGTTTAAGCTATGACTCACCGTCTTAACTCCGCACAACAGCACCCCAGCCGTTTCAAAGGCCACGGCTACCAGCCGCGTCACGCCGACCCAACCTCCACCCCCGCCAAAACAACCAAAATCGGCCACGCCGTCACCAAGATGGGTGCCGCAGCCGCGGTCGCAGCAGCCGCTGTTCTGGCCCTGGCCGGATGCTCCGCAAACACCGACACCCCCATCGAGCCGCAAACCAAGACCCAGGACATCAGCCTGGAAGACGGCTCCGAAGTGACTTGTATCCTGTTCGACGAGTTCGACAGTGCCTCAGAGCCCAGCTTCGACACGAACAAGTTCCAGCTGCAGGCCGTGGACTGCGACTGGGCTCACCGCCGGGCCGGGGTCAGCGCCAAACCCGACACCCAGACACTCCCGCGTGAGGTGCCGACCATCACCCTCACCCCTGAACCGAACGAAGGTGCGTGATGTTCGACCAATACCAAGACAGCTACGACAAAGAGCTCGGCTACGAAGAGCTGAGCGCGAAAACGCTAAAAGAGCTTCTATTTGGTCGCCGCATTGTTGATGTTCGACCGGGTGAAAAGAACTACTTCGGCGGCTTGGATATCTCCGCTCTCGTCCTGGACGACGGAACTACCGTCTATGTCGTCCCCAACGAGGGCTGTGGCGGGTGTGTGACAGGGAACTGGTGGATTGAGAAGATCGCTACCACCAACAACGCAATCACTGACGTCCGCTGGGTCACCGACAACTACCACTCGAACCCGGACATCGGCGACTGCAATGAAAAAGTGCAGATTTTCGTCTACACCGAATCCAGCACCAAGGCAGAGGAAATCCTCACCCTTGCAGGCTACGAGGATAACGGCTTCTACGGAGAGGGCTTCGAATTGTTTGTCGTCGGGGTGGAAACCGAGGCTAAAAACAAGGAGGAGCGATGGGACTACTTGAAGTAGCCGACGTCGTCAAGGTCGTTCTGTTCATTGTCCTTTTTGAAGTTGTTTTCCAAATCGCCGTCCACCCGAAGTAACCCTAAACACCAACCCCGGCCTAAAAGTCGGGGTATTCTTAACTTGAGACCCCTCAAACCCCGTCCTTGAAAAGGAGAAGAAATGCCTGTTCCCGTCATCCGCCACTACGAGTCTGTGGCGCCAGTGGTTCACATTCACGCCGTCAGCCTCAACAATAATTCCGCTTTCGTCGCTAAAGACCTGGCCAGCCGCCTCGCCTACGCGAAAAACCCCCTGCAGCGCTGCCTAGTCAAGTACACGGAGCACCGTCTCACACCCGACGCGGGTGCGCACGGCACGCCTGTGACGGTCACCTCCGTCTACGACAGCCTGCGTCACGCACCGTCCCCCTCAAACCCACAGCACGAGGTGGACGTGTACAACACCAACACACCCGCCGAGGCCGACCCGGACACAGTTGTGCTGGTTGTCCCCAGCTACGGCCAGTTCGTCACCCTGGAGGACGGCAGCCGCGTCAAAGGCCCGATGGTTCCGACGTGTTTCCGTAAAGTCCTCGCATCACAAAAATTGTGGCCCACCTCCGAGCCGCCGTTCGGCCCGACGCCGGTGTTTATTGTCGGCTCCGGCAACCGCACGTTCGGCAGCGACTTCTGCGCGGCCATCCCCGAAGCCCGCGGGTTGATCCAGACCCATCAGAACCAGTGCCGCGTCTACACGCACGAGCTGGACCTGCGTGGTACACAGTCAGAACGCGACCAACTACTTGTTGCCGTCCGGGATTCCGCGATCCGGCAGGCGTACTCGACTTTCGCAGCCCGCGCGGTCTTATAGAGTCCGCCTTTCTCTTTTACCTCCAGTCTCGACCCTCTTCGGAGGGTCTATTTTTATGCCTACACCCCAAAAATACCCCCCGATCCAGTGTGTCGTCAGTCACACCATCTCCAAACCTAAGAAATTCTTATCATTTCGTGACCATTTCGTGACATTTGCCTGAACACTGTTCAAAAACGGTGTTTAGTGGTCCAGGTCACAATACTTGAACGGTGTGCAACCTGAAGGTACCTTATTGTTTGAAAATCGTCCAACCTTTTGACCTGCGCATTTTTGGTCGCAGATGTGCTAGGTTAACAACAGGTTAACGAGTTGCATTAAAAATCAACCAAATTCGTGAACACTGTTCACGTTTTCAAGCCCCCTCTAAGCCCCGGTTTGGCGCCTGGGCACGCACCCGCACGCGTATAGGCGAACATTAAACCCGCTGGTCAGGGCTAGTTTCCGCTCTTTGCTACCACCCCGAATCTGAGAGAAAATAAGTGACCCAGGCCACAAAGTAGCATATTCACTGCAAATCCTGAGAGAAAAAACGCCAGCTGGAGAGTGCCTGCGAAACGGACGAAAACCGAAAGAAAAGGTTATAAATGCAGGTCAAACCCCACTTCAAACTTGATAACTTAGGATAGGCTAGCCTAAGTTGGAGGTGGTTGGAAAATTATTATATTTATATATTTATTATTATTTTTTAAGTTAATATATATATTGTATATAGTATATAGTTTAATCTAGGGGGGCTTCAGATTTGCTATCATAGTGTTAACCAGGACACATCCAGACTTGATTCACTTAAGATTTTCTAGCTCCTGGGGTTTTTATCTATCCATTTTTGCCAATCCCACTTTTGGTATAGGCCTTTCAGCAGGTCAGCCTATGTTTTTAGCCCTTTGATTCAAGTTATTCAGGTGATTTTTCAAAGTCCACATATGAGAAAAAACCTCTTTGTGACTTACCTCACAAAATCTTGTTTGAGGGTTTATATTAGCCAGCTTGAAACGACCCCCCTGAATATGACTACAAAAAACACCAAAACCCCCTCTGACCAGCGGAAACAGTGTATACCAGTTTTACAAAACCGCTGGTCAGAGAGGTTTTTATTTTTCTGGTTACAGGGAAATCTTGCTCGCTACAACCGGCCCACCTGCAAGGTTCCAACCGCGGAAGCCAGCCCCGGCCCTCAAACGACCCCAAAAACGCTCAGATCGGCCTCAAAACCGCGATTTTCCTGGCCTGAGAGCCTTGAAAGCCAGGTCTCGCCCCTCCCAAAACCGCCTCCAGCGGAAGCCATATAGCGTTTCCGCAGGTCAGAGTCTCCAGCTCTTTTCCTCGCGCGCGGTTCCTTATATAGATCATAAAAGTCTTGTTAGGTTAGCCTTGCCTAACCAAGCCCTCTTCTCCGGGCTCGAAAACCACCCGAGCGGATGCCATGAACTCAGCGGACGCACGAGACGGCACCTGACCGCTTCTGTGACGGCCTGAAAACCCCTCTGGGCCACCGATACCCGGAGGCCCTATGTTCTCAAGCGAGAGGGGTATTACAGCTCGATTTAGAAGGGGTCACCTACCACCGATGACTCAGTTGATAAAAGAGCCCTCTTCGAGTGCCCGATTGTGTGGTTTTAAAGTTCAATGCGTTGAACTTTAAAGTTCATGCAAAAGATTATCACTTTTGAAGCCGCCTCTGACCTGCGGCGCAAGGTCAATTTCTACCCCCGATTGCTTGAACGCAAAAAATCCGAAGTCGGTGTGACATGTACCACATAAGAAAATACCCTGTCTAATCCTAAGAAAATCCTTAGAAAACACATACAGAATGCTGATCGAAATTTTGTTCGAGAGTGCGACCTGGGGAAATAGAATTAGTGGGTTCGAATCAACTAATTCCCTAAGGGGTGTTCTAATTTTTAAATCGCTCTGACCAGCACAAATAGAAATTGAACACCGATTTTCTACTAGTTATCAAACCTGATAAGGTGAACCACCCCTTCTATTTACCCCCGAAATTTCGATTTAAGTTCACTATGGTCAGAGGGTAAAAAGCAAACCTGCAGCAATTTGAACACTGTTCTATAACGAAATGATAACGGACGAAATCAAGTCTGCTACCACGACTTTGAAAATGGACTTAAGCCGCAGGTCAAACCCCTCGGCTCAAAACAAAACCGCAGCTCAGTTCTATTCGAACACCCACCCACGTCCTTTCTGACGGCCTAACTCATAGCTCCGAGGGGTACACCGGCCCAGAAGGGTGCCAAATCGCTCAGAGGGGCTCACAGAGGCCGATTTTGCGAATTGCATTAAAACGCAACTTATCGGGAATGATTTTCATTTAGTTTCGTCACTATTTTCGTCACAGCCTATTAATAGACACATCTGCTACCTGTCGAGCTATAGGTTGTCTGATGTGTGATCAAGAACACATTGACGCTTAGATGGGTCGTGTGATATGGCCAGCAGAAAAGAGCGGACGCATTGACAATTCTCGACGCATTAGATATGGTTTAAACGACTCAGAAAGGAGTTTTGACACATGTTGTGTTACATCGAGAACGCTAGTAAAGAGGTGTCGGTCAAGGAGGGAGACGTTTTCCTCTTCACCCCGCCGCAATCCGAGCGGGAAACCATCGACCAAATCATCAAAGTCGTTGATCTCATTCAATCCATGAACCCCAACGACTTGGTCCCGCTTGAGGAGCGGGTTGTGAAGTGGATGAGCCCCGGGCTTTCCCTGGAGGAGGCTACTATCCGCATGGAGGTCAAGGACCACATGCCAGTGACGGAGGTGAAAAACACCGCTTTCGTTGGGAGTTGGAAGGAAATCCCAGACAACCGGTTCACCCTCAACAAGCCGTCAGCAAACAGTCGAATCGGGTCGGACACGATCACCACCCATTCGGCGCTATCCACCCTCGAAGTCCTTGAAGCGCGGGCTCGTTCCCTGGCAGACCGCCTACTGGACGGCCGCATTCTGGCGGGGCACTACCGAGACAGTAACGAGGCTGTCGTAACCTTGCCGAAAAACAAGGATCATCGCGTCGGACTGAGGCAGTTGGATGTGGTTGTTCGCCTCATGGCTTCCCAACTGGACGAGGTTTTGTGCGAAATAAAAGACTTTGTGTATCAGGGGACATTCGCGTCCAGGAAGCAAAGCTTCACTCTTTCCAACTGCGTGGCTAAGGCAGCGAAGCAGGCGGGGGTTGACGGTCTCATTCGCTCCTATGATGTGAAATCAGTCGACATTCAATTCCCCGACCGGTCTTCCTCGATTTCCTTCACTAAAGCCCTGGACGATGTTTCCTGCGGATCGTTGAAAATCGTTGCTTTGAGCCGCTGTGTGCTTCGGGTTGAAAGCCTAACCGCCGCGGAAGCAGTGAAGCTTTTCGAGAAGGAAGAAGAGGTCGCAAAATGAGCGCTAAAGAACAGGTAACCGAAATCCTCGACGACCGCCACAGCCAGTATGGCGAGGCCAGCGACACTCTGCAGTTGATCGCCGACTACTGGAACGCGTTCCTACACGGCATCAACGGTCATTCCCAAGACTACAAAACCTCGCGGGTTCAGTTGACGCCAGAGCAGGTGGCGCAAATGATGGTGTTGTTTAAGGTGGCACGCGCACAGCGCGGACGCTGGGCCGAACATGGCGACCCTACAGACGACATGCTGGACACCATTGGCTACGCCACCCTCGCTGTTGACGTACTGGCAAGAGAAGCGGCTTGTAAACCAATCCTGAGACAGGACCGACTAAGCTTCGCAAAAACGGCTCTTATTGATAGTCTTCGGTCTCTAGACAAAGAGAAGAATATATCTAAAGAAGCCGCCGACGACATAGAGGACATGGTTCTAAGGGGTTCCTCTGGGGAAGAGCTTTCGGAGGCGGTCGAGCAGTGGTCCGACCGCGGGCTCATCTCTATAACAGCTTCTCTCACTCTTCTTGACGACATCCATCAGATCACTGAAGCCGAGAAGCTGTCATAAGGAGCTAGTCGATGCGCTTTCACAATGCAACACAAGTCGGGATTAGGCGAGCCATCCGCGGAGTACTCGACCTGAGCCGGTATGAGGTAGACGACAGAGTAAGAGCTATCATCTGGGAATCCGTGATGTTCGACTCTTTTGACGAAATGGAGCCGAAAATCAAGGGTTTCCTGGCTACAGGAGAAATCAATGATGAAGTTTTCTGGCGCCTAGCCCCACTCGTTATGAAGGGGCAGATGCTGGTTGAGGAGGGATTTGAATGACCACAGCTTTCGACCCGTTGCAGGTCACAGACGAACAACTGAAGAAACTCGACCGGGAAGAACTCGAAGCGGTTGTCCGGGTTACTGAAACCCAGGCCGCGGTCCTGGACAAGGAGCTCGGTGAGTGGTTCTTCAAACCAGAGGAGCTTGAGGAGCCAGAAGAGGTTCAAGGCGGCCCGCCGAAAGGGGTTTTCTTCGCCACGCTTGACTACGAGGAGAAAAACTGGAAAGATGACCTAGCGAAGGCCAGGAAATGCCCGGAAGCGCGGCAAAGGCAAGCCGAAATCGGACGCCTGCTTGCGTTGCGGGGAACAGCGGTTGTGATGCTTGTTCGCCTGGCCGACGAGGAATACGACCTTATCGAGAAGTCAAGAAAGGACTAAGGCGATGAGCCTAGAGGAAATCACACAGGGTGTGCACGCCCAAATCAAAGCGGAGACCGGAGAGGATAAAGTCGCGGTCGCCCTCATTGTCATGACGCAGGGCGATGAACCAGATTCGGACAGTTTGGCTGCTCACTCTGTTGGGTTTGAGGACCAGATTGGTCTTGGGTCGACCTTGGCGATCATTGGCCAGCAGATGCTGCAGGCTCAGGGGCTTGGTGATATTGACCCGAATCGAATTATCGACGCCTCTGACGATGAAGTGCTTGCTGAGTTTATTGAGGGAGAAGGAAATGCCTAAAGTAACCCTGATCGCCAGCACCGGTTTATCTTCGGTTTTCCGAGAGCTCCTGCAGAAGAAGATGCCGCAGGTTGGCGGCGAAACCCAGGCGGCCTCACTGATTGAGTTCGCTGGACGCAACTGCTACCAGAGTTTCCACCGGCCCAACGAGGCAACCAACACGCCAGAAAAGTACATCCACGCCACGGTGCACGACAAGAAGCACTACAGTATCCTGGAGCACGCGTCTGCGTCGTTTCTGCTGGAGGGAGTGACTCGCGCGTTCCTGGCGGAGATCACCCGCCACCGCCACCTGTCGTTTTCTGTGGAATCACAGCGTTTCGTGGACTCCGAGAATGCCGAGTTCGTTTTGCCGCCTGCCCTGGAGGTTCTGACCGACGAAGAGCTGGTCGACACGGGTGTTTTCGAGGCGGAGGTAGAGATTCGTGAAGCTTACCGGCGCATCAAGGAGGCCCTAGAGGCCAAGGGCGTGACTGGCAAGAAAGCTAAGGAAGCTGCCCGCTCAATTCTGCCTAACTCGACCTCAGTGTCGATGGTTGTTTCCGGTAACTTCCGCGCCTGGCTAGAAGTGCTGACGCGCCGCACTCAGCCGGACGTCGACGCGGAATTCCAGGCGGTGGCGCGCGGTATTCTCCTCCGCCTGAACGAAGTTTGCCCGGAGGTTTTCGGCGAGTTAGCTGAAAAAGTCATGACGGAGACCCACCCAGACGAGGTCAACATGACCGAGCTCATGAACATGCGCCACAACGACAAGAAGGCCATTCTTATGTGGCTCGGTGACCCCAGCAGGTGGGTTTTCGGTCGAAGCAAGGAGGCCGAATCATTCGGCAAACCGACCATTACAGTCAAGAACAGGCTCTATCATCCGGTGACAGAGGAGAAGGGAGCCAAGGCGCTTAAGAGGGTTCTGCACGCGGACACGGTTCTAGTTGCCGTGAGCCTCACGGACCCGGAGAAGGCAGAGCATGTTGTCACCGTCATTACCGACGACGGGCCTGTTGCAGTCAACAAGAAGCTTTCCAAGTTCCTTGGCGTCGAGCATTCCTCTGCGTCCTCCGGCGAAAAAGACTCTCCTGAGCCTGCCTTGACTAACGAGAAGGAAGGAAGACGAGGCCCAGACCTCACGAGCGCGGTTCGTGCTGTGGAACGGTGGAATACCCAGGCTGGTCAACTCGACCCCTACAACCTAAAATGGGATGAACTCCCACACTGCCGCCAGGCCGTGGATTTCCTGCGTGAGGAAGTCAACGAGGTTGAGCTGGCCGCGATGAGCCTGGAGGATGACCGCGTTGAACTCCTCGACGGCATCGCCGACGTGCTGTTCACCCTATTCGGGCTGGCCGCGAAGGCCGGTCTCACTGATAAGGTTGAGCCCGCTTTTTGGGAGATTGTACGCAGCAACCAGACCAAACTCATCGACAACAAGGTTCTCCCTGGTGGGAAAGTCGGTAAAGGCCCTCACTATGAGCCACCGAACCTAGCCCAGTTCTTCCCCGAGGGCTGGTAATTCCAACTCCTAGATAGAATGGATGTAACCACTATCTAGGAGTTTTTCTATGGCCAAAGCAGGACGAAAATCACGACGACTAACCACCCGCACAAAAGGCAACGGCCTCGGCGGCGGCAAGTGGGGGCATAATTTCGAGCCGAAAAACGCGGTTGCTCGCGCGCAGAAGAAAAAGACCTGGGGACAAAAAGGCGGACAGAAGAAGTCCTCTTCCGCCAAGACCGGGTCGCGAGCCAAGAAGCGCTAAATGCGGTTTTGTTCGTGGTTTACTGAGGAGCCCCGGTATCGGGCCTGCACTAACGTGGCCCTGCCGGGGAAATCACGCTGCGCGGAACACCAAGTCAAGCGCCGACAAGGTGATTTCACGGCGGCCATTCGACGGCAGGTAATTGACCTGTATGGCGGTCGTTGCGCTGTGTGCGGGGAGCCTGGTGCCGAGGTCGACCATATTGTTGAGCTGGCGGAATTCCAGCCGCACGAGCGCTGGCAGGCAAACCTAATCAGTAACCTGCAGCTTTTGTGTTTCATGCATCATTCCGCCAAAACCCGCGCATACAATTCCGCTGCGGAAGACCCGAACGATTTTCATCGGTCGGCCCGCAGTCGTAAACGCTCGCGGATGCGCAGGGGTGGTTTCGGGGTTTAGATGGAAATCATTGTGCCGCAGCTGGAGACGCTGCCGGACGGCACCCTGGATATTTGGCCGTCCCTTGGACCGCAGATCGTCGAGTTTTTGGAGGACAGGTTTGTTTATGGTCCGGGCCCGCTGAAGGGTGAGCCGTACAAGGTTCGTGACGACTTCCGCTACCTGTTGATGCGCGCTTATGAGCATTTTCCCGACGGGTACCACCTAAAGTTCGGGGACATCGACATGGACATGTCTGGCCGCCGCCACTTCACTGAGGTTAATGTTTCCCTTCCGAAGGGTGCCGCTAAAACCGAGTTCATGGCGCTGATTGCTTTGGTGGAACTACACCCGGACGCGCCGATCCGTTTCGACGGCTACGATCCGAAAGCACCCGGCGGACTCGCGCCTGGCCGATCCGTCGTGTCGCCGTACATTCCCATGTTGGCGCCGACAAAGGACATGCTGGACGACCTGGCCTACGGTGCGGCGAAAGAAATCGCCAGCCTCATTGACGATGCTGGTCTGTTTGACGTAACAAACGAGCGGATTCAAATCCAAGGAGAAGCGGACTCGCGTATCCTCCCTGTCGCACCCAACCCGAACGCGCTGGACGGTAAGAAGCCGACATTCCAGTGCATTGACGAGCCTCACCGCCTGTATGAGGACCGGCACCGCAAGTCGTATTCCACGATGAAAAACAACCTGCCGAAGCGTAAAATGGACGACGCCTGGCAGTTGACTTGTACCACCGCCGGTGACCCCGCCGAGCCGTCTATTGCGCGTGACCAGTACCAGCAGGGCCTGCGCATGGCCGCCGGTAAGGTTAAATCGGATGAGGCCCGCACGTTCTTTTACCACCGGCAAACCAGCGATGCGAACGCCAAGTTCGACACTATGGGTGATCGCCTGCGCGCGTTGAAGGAGGCTTCTGGTGAGGAGGTCTTCGGGTTCCGCGACCCCATCCCGACAGCCGCCATGTGGGACGAGGCGGGGGCCGACCGCTCCTATCTGGAGCGCGTGTGGTGTAACCGTTGGGTACAGTCTGCACAAACCGCCTTTGACGTGCAGAAGTTCCGGGCCCTCGGTGACCCGACTCTACGCATCCAACCCGGCAGCCAGGTTGTGGTTGGTTTCGACGGCGCACGCCGTGAAGACTCCACCGCGATTGTGGTCACCGAAATCGACACGGGAATTCAAGTTCTGGCCGGTCTATGGGAGCGGCCTGACGAGGAGGAGCTGGACGGCCAAGGCTGGGAGGTTCCCGTGTCTGAGGTCGACGAGGTGATGACCTCGATTTTCGAGGACTACCGCGTCGAGTTCGCTTTCTGCGACCCGCCGTATTGGCAAGAGCAGATCTCCATCTGGGCTGGTCGTTGGGAAGGCCGGGTTATTTCTTGGTACACCAAAAACATCAACCCCATGTACTATGCACTCCGAGCCTACAACGAGGCGATTGAGTCAGGTGACCTTGCTCACGACGGTAACCCTGATTTGGTGAGGCACGTCGGCAACGCCGGGAAAAACATGCTTTCGCAGTATGACGACGAGGGTCTGCAAAAGTACCGGCTTGTTAAACTGAACAAGAAACGAAAATACGACGCCGCAATGGCCGCGGTTCTCAGCTGGGCCGCGCGGATGCACGCACTGGCGAAGGGTGCGGAGCAGAAGGAAGACCCTGGGGAGTTTTATGACGCCCCGCAACGACTTAGGTAGGAGCGCCATTGTTTGCGATTAAACCCGGCGACGACATTGAAAACACGGATGATGTAACCCACCCGGATTACTACGCCTACTCACTGCTCAACGAGATCAAGCAGCGTTGGGATTTCATTGAACAGGCGGAGTCCTATATGTCCGGAGACCCGGTCGGCACGGAGTACGAGCCGGAGGAAGAGAAGCAGTTCGAGGGACTGCAGGAGCTGCGCGAAATCAGCCAAACCAACTGGGCTAAGTTGATTGTGTCGGCCACCACAGACCGCCTCGGCATTCTCGGTTTCCGCTCTGCATTGTCTTCCGGAGAGACAGGCGACGAGGTTGTCGAGCGCCTGTTCGAGCGGGATGCGATGGGGATTAAGGCCCAGGAGGCCATGACCCTGGCCTGCGCGTACCGCAGCGCCTACCTTTACGTTGACCCTGGCTCCAAACGCCAGAAAGTTCTGCCGCCGTCGAACGCCGCCGTCATGACTGATGTTTTCGGCGAGCCAGTGGCTGCCGTAGTACTCCTGCGCGACCGCGTGCTGTCGCGAGACGTGCTTAACCTGTTCGTGCGTGAAACCGACGAGGACACCGGTGAGGCTACCGGTCGCTGCCACATGTTCGTGGCGACCCGTGAGTTTGACGACAAGCAGCAGCAGTCGCAGGTGGCGCGCGGTTTCTCGCTGCGTCTCACTCAGTACGACTCCGAGGTTCCTTTCAACCGGTATGGCATCATGCAGGACTGGGTGTGGTGGAAGGAGCGCATCGTCGACCAAGAGCGGGTGCCGGTGACGGCCATCACCAACAAGGACGGAAAAAACGAGTTCGAGGATCATTTTTCGATCATCGACCGCATCAACCACATGACCCTGCAACGCACAGTTATCGCAACCATGCAGGCGTTCCGCCAGCGCGGGGTTAAAGGCAACTTCCGGCGCCGCGACGAGTTTGGCCAAGAGATCGACTACTCCGACATGTTCGAAGCCAGCCCCGCCGCTCTATGGATGCTACCGGAGGGAGCAGAGATTTGGGAGTCCTCCCCAACGAGTTTTCAGGAGATTCTGAACTCAGTGTCCAAGGACATCCAGGATTTGGCGTCGGTGACCTACACGCCGATGTCCTACTTCTCCGACAGCCTTAACCAGTCCGCGCAGGGTGCGAACGCGCAGAAGGAAAACAGTATCGCCAAGGTCGAGGACCGGCGCCGCCGGTTCGGGGCCGCATGGAAGCGCCACATTTCAATCCTATTGGGGGTCAACGGCGAAAAGGACCGTGCGGAGGAGGACTCTCTAGAGGTCATTTGGGGTCCGATCCAAACCTACACCCTAGCGGAGAAAACCGCCGCAGTCACCTCCCTTGTTGGTGCGGGCGTGTCCCTGCGCACGGCGCTACGTGAGGGTGCGTTCATGACACCAAGCGAGATTCGCCGCGCAGAGAACGAGCGGATTGAGGAGATGCTGTCGCAAACCCTTACCTCCGCCATTGGCACTATGACCCCGCTGGCCAAGGCCAAAGCAACCCAGGCTACGAACCTAACACCGGCCAAGTCGGAGTCGCAGAAGCAGCAAGAGCAGCTAGCCGGTAAGGCTGAGGCGGGGGCCGAGTAATGCCGGTAACAGCACAGACCCTGCCTCCGGCCCGTTCGGTCTACGACTACCCGATCACTATCCCTGGCCAAGAATTAACCCCTGCGCAGGTCGAGCAGGCCAACATCGCCAAAATTGCCGGGATCGTGACTGCTGTCGCGGCAGGCAAGAAGGCTCTCACTGACGCCGTCACCATGCAGGTTGTGGCGCTCCTGCGCGCCGCGGACTTTACGACCGACGCGGGGGTGAAATTGTTCGCTCGGCAGGCCGCCACCATTGTGCGCATGGGTATCCGCCAGTCGCAGATTGTGACGTGGGCCGGGGTTCGTGAGCGCTCTGCCATCATGGGTATTCCGCTACCCGGCTCCGTGCCGGACGAGAGCGAATATCCGCTGGAGGTGAGGTCGACCCGAGGCAGCAGCCTCGAAGATGCCTACGAGCGGCTGGCCAACGAATACAAAAAGAACCGCGAACTGAAACCCGACTCAGCTCCGATCAAAACCCTTGTTGAGGAGTTTGAGACGCAGGGGCTGTTGCCGATCGCTCGACCGGAGCGGATTTCCGAGGACGCGGTTGAACCTGATGGGAATTATGATGAAACGTGGAAGAAAGCCTTCGCCAAAGCAGAGCAAGAAGCCCGCAAAACAGAGGGCCGAGAAAACCCAAAAAGACCGCGCACGTCGACGCCAGTTAAGGTTACTCCGCGAGGCGGAGCGGCCCTTGGCACCGTGGAGCCAGCCGTGGACGAGTCCGCTGGCGGAGGGCGGGATGTCAATGAAAATGTTCGGGGAACCGATAAGGATTCCGCCGGGGCTAGGCCAGTAGAGGAGCCCCAGGCGTTGGTTACCCTCACCCCAGCGGAGGTTGATCGGGTGATCGAGCGCTACGCCGAGCAGAAGGTGGAGGAGCGCGCAGAGCGTATGGTGTCGCACGACATCCAGTCCGCGTCACGCAACACACACCACGTAGCAATGGACAAGCTACCAAAGTCGAAGGTGGTGGGCTACCGTCGTATTGTGCACCCGGAGCTGTCCGAGTCCGGCCAGTCGTGCGGCCTGTGTATTGTCGCCAGCACTAATATGTACTCGCATGGTGACCTGATGCCGATCCATAATCTCTGTAACTGTGAGGTAGCGGAGGTTTACAAGGTCGGGGACCAGCTTTTCGACCCTGGTAATCTAATCAATATGGAAGACCTGGAGGTTTTCTACAACGAGGCGGCAGGCTCCACTCGCGGGTTCGACTTGAAGCGGAGCCGGTACAAGGTAATTGATCACCCTGAGTATGGCCGTTCGCTTGTCAACGTTAACGAGAAAGCCTCCTTAGAAGCTATCGAATTTGGACCATAGGAGACGTTTAAATGGCCAACCAATCATCGCTTGACAAGCTTGTGTCGCTTTTGGCGGCGGCGATCAAGGAAGACGCCAAAGAGGAAGCCGCAACAGCCCTAGCTACGACTGCAGCGCACGCAGAAGAAGCCCAAAAGGAAGAGACTCAGGCGACCCCAGCTCCCACCACACCGGCTCCCGAAACCCCGACCAAGACGGTTGAAAATCCAGCAGCCCCAGAGCCTGCTGAAGAAGGCAAGGACGACGAGGCGGCGAAAGCCCTCGCGGAAGCCGAGGAAAAGCTCCGCAAGGAACGTCAGAAGTTGGCTCGTGAGCAGGTTAAACACAGTTTTGCTTCCGCTGGACTTGACAAAGACACCTTCGAGGCTGTAGGGGATTTTCTTGACTGGGGTAAAATCACGAGTGAAGAGGGCGACCTGTCCCAGGAGACGATTGAGAAGCTAATTTTGGCCTTCAAGGCCGTGGCAACCAAGACGCCTCCGAAGAAGAGTAAGCCCGCCAGCACGTCGGCCCCGAGCGGGATCGGCAAGTACCTACCATCATAGGAGCATATTTTGGCGACTATCCCCTCCCGTAAAGGGTTGCGTGTAGACCCTAAACTACCGTCAATTGAGGACCGTCGATGGATGGGGAACATTGACACTGTCAACAACTCCCTCAACGGACGCATTCTAATTGACGAAGACCTGAAGAAAGACGGCCCCCATAAGGTGGGCCGCTGGATCAAGTCCGGCATCCCCGTGTACAAGGACGGCGACAACTACAAGCTTTTCACCGACACAGCCAGGGGTGCTGGTAAAAAGGTCGACGGCTTTGTTATCTCCCCCGGCGAGACCCGCGATCTGCAGAGCGAAGAGTTCTTTAACCACTACTACTCCGGTGTCGTTGTCTCCGGTATCGTCTACGCGATCTACCTCCCGATCAAGGTCACAGAAGCCGACCTTGCAGTCAACAGCAACATCACCCTGGTTAAAGGAAACGAGGCTTAAATGATTCGTGATCTCAAAGAAGTAACACGCGACGCGCTCACCCCAGAGCGCCTAACCACCATCGCGCGTACCGAGCACGCTCTGTACGAAACAAAAGAAGCGGAACTCGCAGCCCTGCTGCCTTCCGAGTTCACCCAAGACCTGGAGTTCGAGGTTGACTACGGTGAACCGGACGAGCTGGTTATTGCTGATTTTCGTACCTTCGACGGTAACCTGACGTCCGCCACCAAGGGTGGACGCCAGACCGCACGTGGCGAGATTCAGCCCCTGGGTCGCAACTACGTCCTGGACGAAAAGACCCTCCTCAAGGCACAGCGCGACACCACTGACGCTCTGAACGCCAAGGCCGAGAACCTTGTGCGTGAAGCCACCCGCGCTATCGCTGCAACAATGGATGTTCTGCGCGGCCAGGCCATCGCCGACGGCAAGATTCAGCTGCAGATGCTGAACGCGGGCACCGAGGAAATCGACTTTGGTCGCAAAGCCGAGTTCACCACCACGGCCCCGAAGCTGTGGTCCGATGACACCTCCGATCCGCTGGAGTACATGGCTTCCCTGGTTGACCTCTACCGCGAGGAAAACCGCAAAAAGCCTGAGCTGGTGTGGATTCCTGAAGGTGTTGCTCGTAAGCTGATGCGCCACCCTGTGGTCATCAAGCAGGCCAAGTACAACCAGAACCAGTTCGTGGTTGCCCTCACCGACGCTTCGATGGGTCGCATCAACGAATCCACCCTTGCCGCCACAATGGCAAGCATGTTCGACCTCCCCGAGGTCCGCATCACCCCTGTCCGCAAGTACCGCCAAAACAACCTGAGCAACGGCCAGGTTGAGGTGAAGAATCTGCTTCCCCTGGACAGCATCATCTTCACCAGCAAGGAAGGCAAAGCCGACACTCCCGGCTCCTCTGCGCTGGGTAAGACCCTGTGGGGCCAGACCATGTCCTCACAGATGAGCGGATTCACTCACTACTCTGGTGGCTTCGAACATGAGGGCGATCTTCCGGGCATTGTTGCTGGCGTCATTGAGCGCGGCAACTGGAAGAACCTGGAGATTCAGGCCGACGCAATTGCGCTGCCTGTGGTCTTCCGACCGAACCTCACCCTCAAAGCCAAGGTGATCTAATTGGCGAAAACCCTCCTGCACAACACAGTGGTCCGCCAGGCCAGCGCGGTTGGCGAACTGGTGTGCCTCATGGCGGGCACGGAGGCCCCCGACTGGGCCGTTCCGATGCTGGGTGACCACCTGTTTACAGAGACCCCAGAGCGCGAGCCTGTTGTGGCCCAAGACGGCCCGGCGGACCTACCGCAGGGCACCCCTGAGCCGGAGCCGGTTGCCGAGGCCGAACTGGAGATTCCTAAGCGCAATGCTGCTAAAGCAACGTGGAAGAACTTCGCGGAATCCAAGGGGCTCGTGATCCCGGCCAGCATGAGCCGTGACGAAATCATCGAAGAAGTAATCGAATCCATTCCCGAGCTGGCTAGCCAGCTTGGCGCGGATGAGTCTGAGGAAGGCTAGTTAATTGGCGTTTACCTATGTCCCTGCCGAGCGGGTGGCGTTGTTCGTGACCAAAGGCACGGTCGAGGGTAAACGCCTAGCCCAACTTCAGGCGTACCTGGAGATGATTTCCGCCTGGCTTTCTGGTCGCTTCCCGACGCTGAAGCCAGCTTTTGACGCCTCGCCGGAGGATGCTCCGCTGCGACTATTCGTCGAGGCAGCGGTAACCAACGCCGCGCGCAAAATCGCGCAAAACCCGGACGGTTTCTCATCCGAAACAATGGGGCCGTTCGCCTATAGTCGCTACGACAGTGAAGACCCAGGTAAAGCCTGGTTTAGCCGGGAAGAACTAGAGCAGATTGCTCTGCTGCTACAGGGCTACAACAAGACTAAAACCTTGTCGGCCCGTATGAAAACCCCCTACGCGCGGGTGGCTAAACCACGCCGTGGTTGGAGGGGGTACCGATGAGCTCGATTGCTTTCAGGGCTGGTTTCTCCGGTGACGTCGAAATCTGGCGGCGCAAACGAAACCAATTTCAGGACTACGACCATGATGATTTCGGCGACCAGGAATACGTCGCCGGTGTCCTGGCGGGTTCCGAGTTCCACCACAAGATTTACGGCGCCGTGGTGGCGCCGCGTACAACTCAAGATTTGACAACGACGCAGGCCAACAACCGCGGAACCTACGACGGTAAAACCATGTACTGCGACCCAACCGACGACATTCGCACAGATGATCTGGTTGTTTTTACCGCGTATGACGGGTCGCAGCAGGTTTACATTGTCGAGGGTGAAGCGCACAACGACTATGTGTCGCCGTGGACGCATGTGGTTGGCGGTAAAGAAGTGTTTCTGGCGAGGGTGGAGGTGAAGCATGTCGACTACACCTAGGTATGACGTAACCAAAATCAACAACTCCTTCAACCAGAAACGCCTAGACAGGCAAGCCTCCGGTCGGCGTCCAGGCGTCCTGTACTTCTCCGACTTCTACGGCATGGGGCAGTTGCTGTTGAACAGCCCGGCCCTCCGTGCGGAACTATTCCGTAAAGCATGGGCCCTGAAGAAAGCCTTGAAGAAAGCAATAGGCGAGCGCCACGACGGAGAGCGGGACCAGCGGCTGCGGGACACCCTGCGGGTGCGCAAGGTCATCCCTGGTGGCATCCAGGTTGACCGTGCCACGTTTGAGATTTACTCGACAAACCCGGAGCGTTTCTGGCCAGCGCTCATTGCCAAGGAGAAGCGAGCCAAGGCTCTGAGTAAAGCCATGAGGGAGGTTGAGGCTGTTGGATGACTACACCATGCCCGACTGGGAGCGCATTGTTGCGGCCATACTGGAAGACCTAGTCGGCCCGAAACAAATAGGCACCTCAAGGGAAAAAGCTTTCGACCGCTTCGAGAACATGACTACGGCGAAGCGTCGCTACAAAATTAAAGACTTCGACTACATCCTCCTCCACAGGGACGCAGGCTACCTGACGGACTCCTTCACCGACATCTCCAGTGTTGAGCTGTCGTTCATTGCGAAGGACCGTTCCAGGGCCATGTGGCTGGCTGGGGAGGCGACGAAAAGAATACTTGCCGCGCCGAGGCATAGTTGGGCTGGGTTCTACGTGGACAACGCTCGCGAAATCTCCGGCGCTGAGCAGCAGGCCACTCGCCTCGATGATGATTTCGAGGTGGAGAAGGCTTTTGAACTCCATGCCCGTGTTCGCTGGGCATAACTAGTACTAGGAGGAGCCAAGTATGGCAACTTTTAAGCTGACACTGCCTGCAGGCAGTCTGTCAGGTTCTTTCACCCTTAATGTTGGTGGCACAGCCACCGGCGCCATTTCGGCTCCGGGTTCCGCCAGCACAATCCAGGCTGCGATCCGTGCCGTCTCCGGTGAGGAGGAGGCCACTGTTCGGGGCAGCACCGGTGGTCCATTCACCATTGTTGTAAAAGCCGCTACTCTTACCGTCGACGACGCCAATGTCCAGGGTAAGGCTTCCGGCGAGAACTACAAGGTCGAGGACATCACCCAGACCCAGAACCCTGCCGCCGCGGGTTCCACCGACCTGGATTCCCTGCGTCAGGCCAAGGGTAAGCTGATTCGCAAGGCCCTCGGCGGCGTTGTGTTGTTCGCCCCCATGACGGTTCCCGTGCCGGAATTCTTCTTCACGGATGACGCCAAACTGGTGAACTTCCGCAATATGGGCTACTTCTCTCTCGGCTGGCTGCAGAAGTCCTCGGGCATTAACTTCTCCCGTGAGACTGAGCAGTCCGACGTCGAGTCGTTTGGTGCTCAGGAGCCGACCCGCACTGACTTCACTAAAGACGTTACGTCCGCGGCGTTCGTCATGCAGGAAACCTCCAAGGGCTCCCTTGAGTTCTACTACAACGTGGACCTCTCCAAGGCAAAGATTGGAGCCAACTCGGAGCTGTCCTTCACCCAGGACAACATCCCGAAGGCGCGCTACCGCCGTATGCTGTACATCGCCGAGGACTCGTACAACGATCTTCCGATCTACATCATCAAGGTCATGCCGAAGGCTATCGTGTCCGAAGTTCAGGAGAACGCCTGGTCCGCGGATTCCGAGATTTCCTACTCAGTGACCTTGAAGGCTTCCCGTGACGACGAGCTCGACTACGCCGTCAAACACGTGTTCGGTGGTGAGGGCTGGAAAGCCCTGGCTGCTGACATGGGTTTCGTGGTGGGGTAACTGGAGTAACGTCTCCCCCGGTTATCCCACCAGCCGTAACACCTGGGGCTGCGAACGTTTTACGCGTGACCAGCCCCAACGCTGTTACATCCCCGAATGCGGTCACGTCACCGTAAATCATACCTTTAGGAGATACCCAAATTGGCTTACACCCCACAGGAGTGGAAAGACAACTCAACCCAACACCCCGCATCCGCGGCGCGCTTTACTCACATGGAGCAGGGCATCAGCGGAGCACACACCCTGGCGCAGGCCGCCGCGGAATCCGTCACCGGCGTGCAGGCCAAGCAGGCCGAACTGGACAAGAAGATCGAGGGCATCGCGGCCCCCGCTAAGCCTACCGCGGAGGACATCGCTCCCGCTGTGCGCAGCTACCTGGAGGCCAACCCTGTTGCAGTCCAAGAGGACGCCCTCACCGCAGCGGTAACTAAAGCCGTACAGGAGCGAATCTCGCACCTCCCCCCGGCGGAGCTCCCAGCTAATTTCAGCACCACGGTCGAAAACCTGGTCAAGGCGGAACTGTCTAAAGCTGCCCCGGCTCCCGCAGGAGATGGTACCCCAGCGGCACCAGCAGCCCCTGTCGACGAGGCGAAGATTCGGGAAATCGTCGACGCCGCCATCAAGTCGAAGCTTGCTGAAGGAGACGGTAACGAACCAGCTGCCGATGCTTCGCCGGAAGACCCATTCCGGTGGTTCAAAACCGGCCAGCGCTACTGGTGCCCTGTCACCTACTGGTGGGCCGACCAGCGCCAACCCGGTTCCAAATGGGACTATATTTTCGGCAACCTCGACATCATCGGTTTCGTCATCATCAACCCCCGGAGCGGATTCGGCGACAAGGTTGAACCCGACTTCACCGACCTGACGACGCAGCTGAAGAATAAAAACGTCCCCGGAGTCGGCTATGTCCGCACTATAAAAGGCACCAAGTCTGTCGACGACGTGCTGGTGGAGATTCGAAAGTATCAGGAAGCATACAAGCTTGAGGGTGTTTTCCTGGACGAGATGATCAACGGCTGGGCCCCGTCTGAGGCTGCCTTGATCGACCAGTACAAGGATTTGTACAAGAAGATCAAAGCCGAGTTCGGCAAGGGCTTCCTGGTTGTCGGCAACCCCGGAACAAACACCAAGCCGGAAATCTTGGAGTGCGCCGACATCCTCATGTCGTTCGAGAAGGCCGCCTCCGCATACCTGGATGACGCCGCCGCACCGGTCACCCCCGACCACTACCGCGCGGAATCCCCTCTGCGGTTCATCCACACAATCCACAACCTGGAGTCTGTTGACCAGCTGCGCAAGGTTCTGGCCAAGGCGGATGTCAGCAACGTCGGTTTCTTCTATGCGACCGATGATACGTTCAGCGGCGTTGAGGGCAGCGAAAACCAGGATAACAACCCCTGGGACTCCGTGCCTAGCGAGAAGTACCGCGCCATGCAGTTCCGCTGGTGCCGCCGCCAAGAGGAGCCAGTTGAGCAGGTCATCGCCACCGGCGACCCTGGGGCAATCTGGGTTCATGACTCGGCGCTCGGCGAGGTTGTTGGCGGGGATATTACCGCCAACCTGCAGAAGGCTGTGAATGCCCCCAACATTCACACCATCAAGATTCCGTCCGGCAAGCACAAGATCAAGACCGTCACGATGGACAAGATCGCCGGGAAGAAGATCATTGGTGCAGGCCGCAACCTGACACAGTTGGACTATGACAAGTCGGCAACGCAGGTTCCGTTCCTCGTGACCTCCGGCTCCAACAGCCATCGCTCCACCCTGCAGGGCTTTGCGGTCAACATGGACTGGAAGAGCGGAGACCCGGAGCGCAACGCATTCCAGGTGTCGAACGCCATGCTGATGGACTACATTGATCTGCTGATCACCAACGCGGGAGCTAACGGCATCCTGCACCAGTCCGCAGCGGTTAAAGACAACCCGAAGGGGTTGGACGGCTCCAGCATCCGTTTCCGTGACGTCGATATTGACGGTGCTGGCCTGGCGGACAAGACCACTGGTTTTGGTATCCAACTGAAGGGCAACGTCAACGATGTTTCCATGTTCGGTCTGCGCATCAAAGGCGTGAAGGGCGGCATGGGTGTCGGCGGTGTGTTTGACGCCGCAGCAGGGGCTGGTCCAAGTCGTGTCAGCATCGAAGGCTCATCCATCGGCACGGCTGAATCCACAACGGCTTTCGAACCGATCGGTTTCACGAAGGGCTGCGACAACATCATTGTCCGCGGCAATCACCTGTGGTCGTTCGACAACGGCACCTCCCTCTCGGGAAGCGGATGCCTGTTCGAAGGCAACACCGTGTACCAGGGGTGGAACTTCGGTGTGTCGGTTGGCTCCGACGACGCGGATTTCCAGGCTGCCGTCGGTACCCGTGTCATCGGCAACCTGTTCTACGACCTTGCGCTGGAGAACGAGAAGCGGCCCGACCGAGGCACCTTCGAGTACGCGGTGGTGCGTTTCGCAAAGGCCAAGCGCTGCGTTGTGGCCAACAACGTTTACGCTGGTCGCGCGAAGATTCTCCACCACTTCATCAAGGTTCAAGGACAAAACCACGGCTTCAACCAGGTTTACGGCAACGCCGTCGACCGTGAGGATTTCCTCAAGGAACCATTCAAGGGCCAGGTTGAAACCGACCAGGTGCAGGAGTGGAAAACCTCTGTTCCGCTGACCGGGTAGAATAAGAGCAGAATCGGGTTGAGGAGGACCATGAGTTTAGAGAAGCGAGTCGAAGCGCTGGAGGCTGCCGCACGCCCTGACGAGGGTTGGTCCCTGTCCGACTTCCGGGCCGACGTGTCCGAAGTCATTGGTGACAAGCGCGACCTCATTAAAGCCTTAGAGCGCATTGGTTCCATCTCCGAGCAAAAGGTTCTCCTCGACCAGGTGATCAAGGCCCAGAGCCAAGAGGTGGACCGTCTCATCCAGGATGCTCAGCGCAGGGATGAGGCGAGTCGCGCCTTCACATCAATCATGGACTGGTGGGACCAAAACTACCGGATTATTGTTGACGCCAAGGAGTCCCTGGCGTTGAACAAGCAGATCGTCGACGCGGCCAACAACGCGACAACCAGTATTGATGCGTCCGCACGTTCTGCTCGTCAAGCTTCGGAAAACTTTGAGCGAGCCACCGCGCAGAAGATGCGCGACTTCGGTAACACTTTTGAAGCCGCGAAACGCGACCTGGCTAATACAGCGACCACGGCTTCCCGCAACCTCGCGGACTCGGAGAAGAAAGTCGCGGCAGCGGTTGAAGCAGCAAAGAAGGCAGCCACGGAGGCCGCGGCAGCTGAGATACGCAAAACCGACGGCAACCTGGCTGAGATGAAGCGCATCCAGGACCGGGTTAATGCCGCCGTTAACGCCGCCGCACAAACACTGACTAACGAGGTCAAAAAGGTTTTCGTCAACCCGCCAGAGGGCTATAAGACCCTCGGGGATGTGAAAGCCCGCGTTGAGGAGGCAAAGAAGGCAGCCAGCGACGCGCGTGCCGTGGCGGATGCCGCCATGCCGAAAAACATGGTGTCAGCAGCCGTAACCGACAACACAGCGGCACAGCGCTACGCTGGAGGCCGTTTGCGGGTTGGGGATGCTTCCGAGCCGGATGACGCCGTCAACAAGCGTCAGATGGAAATGATCATCAACGGCTTTAACGCCAAGGACGCGGACCTTGAGCGCAAAATCCAGGAAGCCAAGCAGGGGCAGCAGCAGGTCCGGCAGGACCAAACCATCAACGGTGTCCGGTTCATGCGCCGCGGTGACATGGTTTTTGTGACTACCGTATCCAATAGCGTCAAAACTTCAGACCTGGAGGGGATCAACACTCCGCAGTGGGCCCGTCCGATGGCGGACGTACACGTCCATGCGGCTTGGGTGTGGGAAGCCTACGGAGGAGGAAGAGTGGCTTCTGGGGGCTGGGTTAACATTGGAACAGGAGGCCGAATCACCGGTTCAGTCTCGGAATACACCTACCGCGGGATCGAGTTTTCCGCGGCCTACATTGCAGCATAGGAGACGTAAATGGCTGTATCTTTCGAAAGCCTCGCACAAGAGGCGGAGCGCCGAGTAAAGCGTTCACGAGTCAAAACCCGCGAACCGTATGTGCTCACATTGAGCGACGGCACCGAAATCAAAATACCCTACCCGGACGGTATCAAGGTCGCCTTATCGATGGAAAACCCGGAGGCCAGCCCGACGGTGATGCTCCGCAACTTCATGGCGGACGACCAGGCCGGTTACCGCCGCCTCATGGAGGAAATCGACTCCACTCACCAACAGTTTGAGTTTTTCGCAGCCCTCACTGAAGACATGTGGAACTTCTGGGGTGTTGAGGGTGGTTTGGGAAAATCCGAGCAATCTCGGACCTAGTTGACAAGTACGCCAACGAACTGCTCCATGATTTCCGTGTCTACTACGGAGCGGATTTAATTGACTACATCCCCCCACTCAGCAGCTTCGACATACTGTATTCGCTGATTCTGCAGCTTCCGGCCCACCTGAAATTCAAGACGGCAATCACCAGTGACGAGGATGAGGCCAGGAAGTACGCAGCCAGCTTGTCCGAGCTGGACTTGAAGCGGATGCTAGAGGACGACAGGGACGCCGCTGTCGGAGAGGTGTCCCCGGAGGGTTGGACCCACGAGATCGAGATGTTGACACAGATCGCCGACAGTATTGACGCCCTCCGATTTACAATTGTCGGGATGTTGTCGAAGAAGAGCGACAGCAGAAAGTTCGAGCGGAGAAACAGACCAATCACCGCCAGGGAGCGGATGGTTAAAGAGAGGCTTGACTCCTTCGAGGAGAAGAAAGCCCACGGCCTCCTTGAACAGATGGGGTTTTAGATTAAAGACCGTCTTACGACGGTCTTTTTGCTTTTAAAGGAGAACACATGGCTTTTGTCGTGGGTGAAGGTGCCGTACGCATCTTTCCCAATGCTAAGCATTTTCACACAGAGCTGCGCGCTATCATGGCAAAAGCCAAGAAAGAAGCCAGCCAACTAGAAGTCGAACTACAGGTCGACGACCGCGAATTAACCCTTGCGGAGAAGCGCATCGACCGGATGGACGGTCGCAAGGTTAACATTGACGTCCACCTCAACACCAACGAAGCGTGGGCCGAGTACGCACAACTCGTCGCCGACATAGAGCGGACGCCGATCTTTGTCGACGTCGACGTGGATGAGGGCTCGCTGCGCGACGCGCGCCGCGACGTGGAGAAACTGCGGGAGGAGAACGACCGCATTCACATGTACGTGGATGTGGACCGAAACTGGGCCGATGATGAGCTCAAGGACTTCAAATCCAAGCACGACAACACTGACCTGGTGTACCGCCTGGTTGTCGATGCCCCGACGAAGTCACCACTAGAACAAATCGTCTCTGCCCCAAAGATTCAGCTGCCGGACCCGAAGAAGTTAGAGTCCGAGTGGAACGCTCTTAACTTCGTCCCGAAGTTGCTTAAACTCATGGACGACCAGTTTGAGGCTGGTATCCGACGCATCTACGACCCCTACGTTAACTTCACGGTGAAGCTAGGTCGTCTTATGCGCAAGCCTTTCGATGACCTCGGCAGCGCAATTAATGGCTCGAACAGCTTCAATGAGCTCTTTGCCAAAGGCGCTCAGAAGATGTCGCAGAGCGCGGCTCGGATTCGCTCGGCCGTTGCTTCGGCAGCCGAATCCTTTGACCCTCTCATCAACGGAGTTCGCCGAGTCCATGCGGCCATGCACGACATGCGGATGCGTAGCCTCCTGGAGTTCCAGTCCTTCCAGCGCGGAGCTATTGAGGCAGGTGCTCGCTTCCAAATCTTCTTCACCAACAAGCTTCTGGACGCCAGGGACAAGGTGCAAGAGTTCGGCTCCGCCATGAAAAACTTCGGCCTCAACCAGGTTGAAAAGGCAGTGTCCTCCTTGTCTGCGCACTTCATTAACTTGCGTAACGTCATGCAGGGGGCCATCGCGAACCTCAACCCTCTAAAGTCACTGCGCTTGGCCGGTATTGACGTTGATGCTTTGATCCCGCGTAACTTCCCGATGGCCCTAGCTCGGCAGCTGCAGTTGGGGTACTTCTACGCTATTGACACCCTCGGTGACAAGGTGCGACCAGCAATAACCAAGCTGAGCGGAATTGGCCACCGGATGGCCAGCACAATCTCCCGCGGACTCGTGGATTCCCCTGTGTGGAACAATGTCTCTAACGCCATGTACCGCATCGGCAACACCCGCATCGCGCGCGGCCTGCAGCGCGGCCTGGCGTCGGCTCGCGGCGTGGCCACCGGTCTCGGCAACAAGATTTCTGAAACTCTACTCCCTGGACTTAACCGCGCTGGTCGTGGTTTCGCTCGATTCCTTGGCAATTCGAATGTTCTGTTCAGGTCACTGCGAGCGGGCTTCGGTCGTGCCGGGGCCTACGTTTTAGGTTTCAGTCAGATTGCATTAGGTGCCTTCTCTAAGGTAGCGCAGATGATCGGGGCAACCCTGCTTCCTGCCGTGGTTGCCTTGGGTGCTGGCCTCGCCGCCCTCGGCGGACAGGCTGTGATCGGCGGCGTGCTAGCTATCGGTGGTGCGCTCGTGAGCGTCGCACAAGGTGCGGCGCTGGCCACACCGGCTCTCGTTGGTATGGCCGGAATCAGCTTTGCAGTCCTTAAGGTTGGCTTAAAAGATGTTAAGGCGGGCATAAGCGCCGCCTTCAACACCGAGTCTGCTGAGGAGTTCGAGAAGGCCATTCAAGGCATGGCGCCGTCGGTTCAGAATGTGGCCCGGAGCCTGCGTGAAGTCTCTCCGGCGTGGCGTGAACTTAAGAAGCTCACTCAGGAGCGGTTACTGGACAACCTCGGCCCGTCGATCCGGGACGCGTTCCAAAACGTCATCCCTGAGTTCGGCGCCGGGATGCTGAACATCGCAACCCACTGGAACTCTGCGCTGAAGCTAGCCTTCGCCGAGATCGCCTCCCCCGCAGCCAAATCCGGCGTTGCGGAGATTGTACGCGGGGCTAGTGAAATGGCGGCGGCGATGCGGCCAGTCCTGGCAAACATGATCGCGGCATTTGGTTCACTTGCGGAGCAGGGTGCCAAGTTCATGGGTCCGCTTGGCCAGTACTTCGCGGACGCTTCTCAGCGTTTCCGCGAGTGGGCTGAAAGCTTGAAGGAGGTAGACCCCACTACGGGCATGTCTCGCTTCGACGAGATGATCCAGTCCGCAATCCGCAACGCAGGCTACCTGAAAGACATCCTCGGCGGCGTCTTCGGAACACTAGGTAACATCCTTCACGCTGGCCAGGAAGGCGGAGGTGGGATGCTCGCCGGTATGGCGGCAGCCGCACAACAGCTTAAGGCAGCCACCGACGAGGGTACCCAGGGTTACGCGCAGCTCCTGAGCTTCATGCAGTCTGCTACGGCAGCGGCATCGCAGCTTGGACAGGTTCTTGGTCCTGTATTATCGATTGTGACGACGGTCGGCGGCACTCTCGCTGACTTCGCCGCGGGTGCTATTCCCGGTCTTGCAGCTGCACTCGGTGGTCTTGCTGAAGGTCTGCAGCCGGTGCGGGACGTCGCGGACAGTGTTGGCCGCGCCTTTGGTGACATGCTGGCCAGCTTCGCCCCCGCTTTATCCGCACTTGGGGCAGCTGTGGCTCCGCTGATTGAGGGTCTGGTCAACGGACTGTCTCTGGCTGGCCAAGGCTTGGCGCAAGCACTCACCCCCATCATCGAGTCGCTCGGCCCCGCAATGGAGGCTATGAAACCGGTATTCGAGGCGGTCGGCAATGCCCTCGGCCAAATCTTCATCGCCATGTCGCCGATCATCGCGTCGACGGTGAACACCCTCACCCAGATCATGCCTGTGGTGACAACGGTGTTTGACCTAATTGGCCAGATTGGCGCTAAGATTCTTGAAGTTTTGGCCCCGCTGTTCACCGGCCATGATTCTGTGATCGTGCAGCTAGTAAACGCCCTACAGCCGCTGGCGGAAATCCTGGGTAACGCGATCCTCAACATCCTGAACGCGCTGGCCCCGGTCATGCCGGTGATTTCAGACGGCCTTGGGCAAATCCTGGGAGCAGTGATACCGCTCCTGGACCCGATTGGTCGACTCATTGGTCTTATCGGACAGGCCCTGGTTGAGGCAATTAACTGGGTCGTTCCGCTGATTCCTCCACTAGTGAGCATGATTGTGTCGATTGCTAACGCAGCTTCAGCGATCCTCGTTCCGGCTATGAACTTCCTTGTCGATGTAATCAAGGCCGCCTGGGACATCATCTCCGCAGTAATCGGGTTCGCAATCCGCAACGTCATCGCACCGGTGTTCGACTTCATGGATTGGTCTTTCCATAAACTCGCGGACGCCATCGGCTGGGTCGTCAACAACCTCGTTGTCCCCTACTTCAACTTCCTTGGCGACTCGCTACGCAAAACCGGCGACGGCTTCCGTTGGGTTGTTGACCATATTTTCCAGCCAGCCATCGACTGGCTGAAAGACATCTTCAAAGCTGGCGTCGACGGCATCAAGAACCACTGGAACCTGTTGAAGAAAATCTTCGCCGACCCGGTTCGTGCGTTCATCGACATTGTTGTGAACAAGGGCATTGTCGGAACGTGGAACCACATCAACGACAAGTTCCTTGGCGGTAAACTCGGAAACCTGGCGCCAGTGCCAGCCGTGGATGAGATGCGCTTCGCAACGGGTGGTGTGATGCCTGGCTACAGCCCAGGACGCGACCCGCACAAATTCTGGAGCCCAACCGGCGGCAGCCTGGCCTTGTCCGGCGGCGAAGCCATCATGCGCCCCGAATGGACCAAGGCTGTTGGTGGCCCCGCTGCCGTTGAGGCTATGAACAGTGTGGCCCGCAAACAGGGTGTTAAAGGCGTCCAGCGGATGCTCGGTGAGGGTGCAGCCTACGCCAACGGCGGTGTTGTCGACCTTGACGGTCGAATCGCAGCTTTGTTCGAGGCTCTGAAGCCTGAGAATGGTAAGCCGTATCAATACGGTGGCGATGGCAATCCATCGTGGGACTGCTCTGGCATTTGGTCCGGTGTTGTTAACTTCCTCAACGGACGAGACCTCCGCGCAGGCCGTCTGTTCAGCACCGAATCTGCGTTCGAACAGTTCGGCTTCAAGCCGGGTCTCGATGGTCGCGTCACCATCGGTATTATGCGTGGTGGCGGTGGCCCCAACTCACACATGGCCGGAACCATCGACGGCGTCAACATCGAGTCCGCTGGTGACCACGGCGTGCAGATCGGCGGCGGAGCACGCGGCTCCGACAACCCCCTGTTCAGCCTGCACTACACCCTAGCCGACTACCTTGGTGAGTTCATCTCCGGTGGTAATGGCGGCAACGGCGGCGGCTTCTGGTCCCGCATGTTCAATAAGATCAAGGAAGCTATTGGCGGAGCCTTCGATCCGATCCGCGACCAGATGAAAGGCTTCGCCGGTATTGCTGGCCAAGCCATGCACGCTCTCACCAACAAGGTTCTGGACGGCGTCAAAGACTTCATCTTCAGCAAGATTCCGCGCTTCGGCGGCGGTGCTGGCTCCTACGATGGCGCTGGCGGCGTGTCCGGCGACGTTGAGTCGTGGCGTGAAATGGCGATGGAGGCCATGCGCCGCAACGGGTTCAACGCCGACGACCCCGCGCAGGTCAACGCCATGCTGAAGCAGATTCAGTCCGAGTCTGGTGGTAACCCAGGAATCTCGCAGCAGATCGTTGACGTCAACGGCACTGGTGACAGTGCTGGCGTCGGCCTGTTGCAGATCATCCCCGGCACGTTTGCCTCGTACCGTGATCCGTCTCTCCCGGATGACCGGCGTGACCCGTGGGCCAACATGAACGCAGCCCTGCGCTACTACAAGTCGAAGTACGGCAACGACTTGACTTCCATGTGGGGCCACGGCCACGGCTACGACAGCGGCGGCGAGGCCCTGGGTATCGGCTACATGCCGAAGTACACGCTAGAACCAGAGCGAGTGCTGTCCCCTGCACAAACCCGCGCATTCAATGCTTTCGTGTTCGAACTCATGCCCGCCATGATCTCCGCGTACCAGCGCCAGCCCTACGACTTGCAGGAAGGCTTCCGACGCCTGAACCTGGGCATCCAAGGTATCCGTGGCGACATGGCCAAGTACCGTGACGACCAGGTTGACCGCATCTCAGGCTCCCTGCACGACGTGTTCAAGTCCCGCATCGACGGCACCATGAAGCTAGACCCGGTTGACCTGAACAAGATTGTCCAGGGTGACCAGGGTGAAATCAACAAGGCTTTTGAACGCGGAAACTACGCCCTGTCGAAGACCCTTGAGGCTTCCGCCGACCCGAGCGTGTACCTGGCTGCCGAGAAGGCCGCCAAGGAGCGCCTGGATAAAGAAGAGGACGAAGCCAAGCAGAAGGCTCGCGATGCTGCTCGTGAGGAACGCAAGAAAGCCACGGAGGAGGCCGACAAGAAGAAGCAGGAGGAGCTTCGTAAGCGCCACGAGGAAGAGCTCAAAGACCTCAACGACGAGCAGAAGAAAGCGGTGGAGGCTCGCCACAAGGAGGAGGATGAGGCTCTACGCAAGGAGCTGAACGCCGATGAGGAGCGGATTCGCAAGGAGGAGCAGGCCGAGGACCAGCGGATTACGAAGCTGAAGGAATCCGGGGAGTACTACTACGGGTACAAAGTTCTCGGCGACGACGGTACCAATCCTTACGCTCGCGAGGAAACCACCGAGGAGAAGGTCGGTAAGGAAACCGTCAAACAGCTTGGCTCCGTCACGGGTCTGGGTGCCCTGGCCAGCGAAATGGTCACCTTCTACGACGTTGTAAAATCAAGTCAAGAGGAGATCGCTGCTGCGATCCCCGCGTGGCAGGCGGCAGCCGCCGGGGACCCTTCCGGCCTGGCGCACAACGTCGCTGTTATTTCCAACCAACAGGACAAGCAGTTGAAGACGGACCTTGAGGGCTTCATTCCCGGAGCCATCGCAGCTGCCGTTGAGACTGTGGCCAGTGGCTCCATTGGCGCGGGCCGTGAGGCTCCGTTCATCGGAACCATCAACACCGGTATGTCGCGCGGCGAGTTGATTAACACGGTCAACCACATGCAATACCAGCAGCAGCGCCGACAGACGATTAGGACGAGGTGACATTGAAAACCGACCAACCCACATGGATTATCTACCAGGGGCCACCCACATGGGACGGCTCCAAGTGGGTCAACGGCGACCGCTTCTTCCTTTCGGGCCCTAAAGCCTACCGTGCTAACCTGGGGGTCGAATTGGCCCCCGGAATGGACGGCCTGGAGCTGCCCGTGACCGAATACACCACGCCCCCCCACCCAACCCCCCCGCCCCCCTGTTTGCCGGCGGGGGGCCCCCCCCGCCGTAACATCAAAGCGTCGATAAACATTTTCGGCGAGGACGTCGCCGACTTGTATCGCAACAAGGATCGCTGGTACGCAAACCACCAACACGGCTCACCTGGTCGCCTATGGTTCCTCACCCGCGGACGCGAGCCTCGCTACCTGTCGGCTATGGCCGCTGAGGGTGCGGGGCAGGGCACCATTGAGAAGGACTGGGGCCTGCACAACACCATCAAAGGCATGGAGTGGGGTTGGACGTCCGACGCGGCGTACTTCTTCGGCTACCGTGAAGAAAAGGTTTTCAAGCCTGTTGGCGGCAAGCGTTACCGTGTGACGTTCTTCAATGCGTCGACGGCGCCGCGGGTGTACCCGGAGCTGTACCTTCCCGGCCCCGGCCAGTGGGAATTTTCGCTGGGCTATGAACAACCGAACCTGCGCACCCCCGGCCTGGCCGAGGGTGAGGTCGCCAAACTCGATTACAACCCGAAGAATCCAACTTTCCTCAAGCGCCAGAAAAACGGCACTATTGTGAACCTGTGGCCAAGTATGGTTGGCCAGCGGCCTCGTTTCTGTTTGGAGCCGCAAACCATGAACACCCTGGAGATTCGTCACGTGACGGATGAAACCCGTTCTGGTGATGCCCTGCCGCGTCTTAAATACTCGCCGGAGTTCACGTCATGGACATAGCCGAATTTTTCAACCAAACCAGTCTCCACCAGCGGAGGCAGTCCGTAGAGTCCGACAACGAGTACACGGTGCGGATCGAAGTCCGCGACGGCACCGCGCGCTACCTCGGCGACGTCGGCGACTGGTCGGACCTGTCCATCACTTGGACGTCTGAGGCGGACTCGTCTGATGCCAGCTCCTTCACCATCGGCGGCACCAGCGCCTGGTCTAAGCATTTCATGCGGTCCAATCTGCAGGTGTGCCTCGTGCACTTCCTGGTGTACCGCGCTGGCAGCCTAATCAAAACCTGGACCGGTCGTGTCAGCCGCAGCACCCGCACCGGCAACGGACCCCAGTCCACCATCAAGGTGGAGCTGGACCATGACAAAGTGTGGCTACAGCATATCCTGGCGTGGCCGAGTCCGTTCGCGGTGCTCAACGCGCAGTTCCCGAAGCGGGACATCGCGCTAGGCCCGGCGATCCATGTGATGAAAGACTACGTCATCAAGGCCGCCGTTCGCCTTCAGGCTAACCAGCATAGGCTCATCGCCAACTACAAGCTCGCGGACTACCAGAACGACCCTGGTAAGTGGCGTGACCTACAGTCTTTCATGCACCCCGTGATCGTCCCGCCGACCCCTAAAGGAGCGGACACCACACCAAATGTGGCGCTCGTGGCAGAGATGACTCCGATTTCGGAGTTAGTTGCGGAGACTTGCAAAGACAACAACATCCTGCCGGATGTCTACTGCTACGTTCCTGGCCGAGACCCGAAAATCAGCGGAATCAATATGGCGAAACCCGGCATTGTCATCGACTTCGTCGACAAGGATCGCACCAGGCTCAACCCGACATACCGTTCCTTCTTTGCGGAAATCACCCACGAGATTCGCACGTTCATTCGCGGTATTTTCGGACGCTACGACATTCCGCCGAGCCTGCAGCCGACCGTTGACACCAAGTTCCTACGCGACTTTTTCGGCACGGATACAGGCCGCTACAACGTGTCGTGGCCGATTCTGCGCTCCAGTGACGAGCACTGGCACCAGCAGGAAGTCAATGCTTTCGCCCCCACCACCTATTGCTCTATCACCGGTGGCAAGTCGAATGAGTTTTTGAACCAGGGTATCAAGCTCATCGCAAGGACGCTTATCCAGCAGGTGTTAAGATTAATAGGAATAGGGTTCTCAGCTCTCACCGGCTGGATCACCGGGAAGCTGGAGGACATTTTCTTCGCGTACCAACGCGCGGAAGACCCCGACCAGAAGCGTTTCCTCGGTGATTTCGCCCTGCCGGAGGACTACGGCGGGAAAGGCTACACTGCTTATTCCCGCGACGCGGCACAGGCTCTGCGTATGCAGCGGTACAGTGCCCTTGGGTACAAGACCGCGCAGTTCACCGGCAACGTGAACTCGTTCCTGCCGTTCCGGGTTTTTGAGGACTTCGACCTCCTGGACCCAGTTGGTTGGGAGGATGATGACAGTGACCGCATCATCCCAGAGCGACTAAAACAGGTCACGTTGACCGCGAACCGTGAAAACGGCGTGGTTTTTGAGGTCCGCCTCGGAGAATCAGACCGGCCAGAGGAGCCGTGGGCAATCCAGTCCCGCCGCAATGCGCAGTTCCTGCGCGCCATAACCGCAGCTTTCAACGCAGAATAAGGAGAACACTTTGGCAGACCAAAACACCCTAGGGGACATCCTGGTTAGGCTGCGGTTCAGCGAGGATGGGGATGCCCTCGACTTTAAGAAGACTCGTCGTGCGTTTCTCCTTGTGGAGGACGGCGTGGCCGAACTGCCGATCCCGTCCGGCCCACCCGGTAAAGAGGGTCCACAGGGTCCTCCTGGCTCCAGTCTGGCCATTGACCTTGTGTTGGACGAGGAGTCGGACAACATGGCGCTAGAGAAGCTACGCGACCGCACCTCGCGGATGCGTTCCCTCGGCACACCGATTAAACAGTTCTTCGCCATTAATAAGGTCACAAAGACCGGGTTCGTGTACACCCGAGGTGGCTGGGTGATGCTGCGCAACCTGTTCGGTGACCGCGGGGAGATAGCCCCCGGCGAGTTCAATATGCCAGCGAAATTCAACTTCGTTGAGAACGAGCCTGCAACCCCTGTTGGCGGAATTGTTGTGTACGCGCACGGCGGCCAACTGAAGATGAAGAACGCCGCTGGCCAGGTCAAGGTGCTCGGATGACGGTCGGAAACACAAACTGGATGGTCAATATTGACCCGAAGGACCGCCGCGGCGACAGCACGGTTTCGGCCCTGCAACGGCTGGGTTTTGTTATGTCTGTTATGACGATTGCCTTCGGCGGTCTTTTCATCGGCCCGACATCCATGCTTGTTAAACCCAAAACCCCGCCGGATGAGTGGTGGCTGTCGCTTACTTTTGGTGGCGTTGAGCTTTGGGATGTGATTTTCCCTCTGGCCGGGGTCATGTTGCTTGTGTGCGTGGCCAAAATGAAGCATATCCGCACAGCCCACATTATTACCGGAGCGGTGTGGGCCGCCCTTGGTCTCGTGTGGTCAATCGGTGGGATCATGCACAGCCCTAGCCCCTTCTTCGGGGTTGGGATTATGGCTTTGTTTATTGGAACAATCCATACTATTTTGGCGCAAATATACTTTTTTGAGGGGGTCGAGTAGTGACGTTCCCCGACCTTAGCAGGTTGGACACGTCAACAACTCTTGGCCAAGTCACCTTCCTTGTGGTGGCCATCACAGTTCTCGTTGGTACAGTTCGTCAAAACATTCGGTTCAGCATCAAAAAACCAATGAACCGGAGCTACAAGACACTAGCCAGGGAAATCGATGAGCTGCGAGCCGAGAGTAAGGTGACGCAGAATACCGAGAAAATGCTTTCCCGCTGGCAACTAGTAGCTAGCGAGTTGATTCGCCTATTGCGCAACGAACTGGCCGACATCGGCGGGAAAGAAACAGAACGGATCAAAATCCTCATCAGAAAACTTAATGACCTTGACCAGCAGATTACGAAGGGAGTGATGGACAGTGTCGAAGATCGTGAACCACCCGCACTGGAATGAAGACCTGTGGGACAACCCAGCGGAATCGGCGGCGATACCGCCCTCAGACGTTAACCGACGTGACATTGTCATCACCCAGCCCGGCGGCCTACGCCATGACGACCGCACTGACGCAGAGAAACTAGCGGAAACCGGACTTGTCAAAGTCAACGCGGTTGCGGGTGACAGTGTGTTCGGCAACATTGTCAAAGAGCTCGACCAGCATGACAAGCGCATCACAACAAACACAGGCGGGGTTTCTGCCGCTCAGGGTGAAATCACTAGCACAAAGCAAGAAGTCCAGCGGATCAAAACCGACATCATCCCGGCGACAGAGGCAAAAATCGCTGAAGCTAAGCAGGCCCTCGACAGAGAAATATCCCAGCGTCTTGATTTGATTCCGGAAGGTTATATTTCCGCCTACTGCGACACCACCGTTAACGCTGGAGGCGGCCTGCTACAAGCCCTGAAAAACATCGGCTGGAACGACCCCCGGCAAAACGAGCGGCTTATCCCGTTCAACCAGACTTTCGGTGCGTCGCAGGGTGCACACCTGGACGTGGCGAACCGCCGCGTGGTTTTCGACAGGCCAGGAACCTGGATCGTGTTCACCCGCGCAACAGCGGGGTTGGTTCCTACAGGCGGCCACCAGGGCAACTACCACACGTGGAATGAACTGAAAACCTACACCGAAACCGACCAGCTGCGTGAAACCCGAATAACAACCACAAAAGCGGATATTGAGGCTACTCTTCACTTCTCCGAGGCCATTGTGGTCCCCCGCGCGGGCTACAGCGTGCGCCTGTGGGTTCGCTCCAACAACTGGCGAAACTGGTACGGCGGTTTCGAGTGGAACAACATAACCTGTCTCCTCATGTCCAACCACACTGGACGAACCCCGGCAGGGGGGTCGAAGGAAGAGTCAGGCGGAACAATGGAAGACAACCTACGTTACGAACGACGAATAAGGAGGTAACGAATGGTTAAACCGCATATTTTGGCGGAAGTGATGTTTAACCGCGCGCCGTTTGCGCGCTACGAGCAACTAGCCCCGGCGTTCAACCGCGCCCTGGTCCAGGCGGGATGCACCAACATCCCGCGGGCCGCCATGTTCATTGCACAACTAGGCCACGAGAGTGTTGGCTTGGATGCGATGGAGGAGTACGCGGACGGCAGTGCCTACGAATGGCGAAGCGACCTTGGCAACACCCAGGCAGGTGACGGCCCCCGCTACAAGGGCCGCGGACCGATTCAGGTGACGGGCCGCAACAACTACGCGGCCTTGAGCCGCTGGGCTTTCGACAATGGGTATGTGGACTCTCCCACATTCTTTGTTGACAAGCCGACGCTGCTGTCGTCGGACGAGTATGGTTTCCTCGGGGCCGTGTGGTACTGGACGGTGGCCCGCCCACGCCTCAACGAGTTCGCGGACGCAGCTGCCGACGGCAACCTGGACGACATCACCCGCTGGGGATTCTTCGAGCGCGCAACCCGCGCAATCAACGGAGGCACCAATGGCATCGAAGACCGTAATCGGCGTTTCCTGAAGGCCCTGTCCTTGGGGGACGCAATCCTACCGGAGGAGCTTGTGACTGAACCAGACGAACGGGTTATTCTCCCGTACATCAACACCGACCTTGTGCAGGAAACCGGGTACTGGTGCGGCCCCGCATCCACCCAAACCCTGCTGAGCTCGCTGATTGGCCGACTTGTGCCGGAGGCTGAGCTCGCACAGAAGCTGCGCACCACGGAGGACGGGACCGACTACATCGGCCTGTTCCCGCCGGTGATCGAAGAGTACGCCCCAGGCGCCAACTACGTGACCGTCGACATGCCGCACGACCCGCCGACCTACGCGGAGTCGGAGGATTTTTGGCAGAATGTGAAACGCAGCATCCGCGCTGGTTTCCCGGTGATCGCCAACATTGTGGTTCCGCCGAGCAACTATCCGCAGGCTACTCTTGGTACCACCACCCCGTCCTACGGCGGCGGCACCGTATACCACTATGTGTGCCTCGTCGGCTACGAGGTGAACGGCGGACGCCGACACTTCCATGTCGCGGACTCCGGCTTCTGGCCTTTCGAGTACGCTTGCTCGTTCGAGCAGATGGCGACTATGATCCCGCCGAAGGGGTACGCCTACTCGAACAATCCACCCAAAGAACTAGACGAATTGGAGGAACTGCTCAATATGCAGATTCAGTCCCGTATCAACCCTGAACGTTTCATGTCCGCCGAGGAGTGGGCTGGCATCGGGGATGCCCGCACCTACGGCCTTGAGGCGAAAATGGATTTCATTATCCGGGCCCTTGGTCAAGACCCTGATAAGATTGTTCATGACCGAATGGTCAAGGAAGGAATTGCAAAGTAAAAATGGCTAACAACCTTTTCAGCCAGGTCGGTGCCGCTGTTGGTGACTATGTCGCCGGACAGTCTCTGTACCGCCGCTACGCTAACACCGTCAACTCCCTCGTCGGCTCCCTCGCGGGTGCGCTCGCTGCCATCGCAGCTACGTTCGCGTCCACTGGTCGCGTTGACAAGTCTGCGGTGATCGTTGGCGCTGCTGCCGCTTTCCTGGCGGCCCTGTCCACTCGTCTCACCAAGAACGGCGTGTCCCCGAGCAACGCTCAGGACATCACCAACAAGGTGGTAGAAGAGCTGACGCACTTTATCGCCGACAAAAACAAGGAAGTCGTCAAGGCTGCCCCGACTGCCGGAGCGGAAGGAAAGCATCGCAAGCCCGAAGCCACGGTCAGTGACCTTGTTGGCACCGACATTGAATCCCTGTTCGACAAGATGCGTAGCAACCTTGCTAAGTAATCGTCACAGGTGACGAACCCCCCGCTACTCTTTACTGAGGCGGGGGGTCTTTTATTTAACGCTTACTCCAACAAAAAGACGGTAATGTTTCCTGTCTTTGTCCATCGTTCTACGGTTGTTGATCCCGTGGCCCTTAAGTCTCTTGCGCAGGCGACGTCGGTCACCTACCTCAGAGTCCCGTAGGCCGCGTACAAGGCACCATTCTTGCCATAAGGTCCACAGTTGTTCTTCCAGAATCTCTCCGTCGACTCCGGTTGTCAGTGTCTCGGCAATAAATTCTGACACAGGGTCAACATCAGAAGCGAACTCAGCGGAGGCATTGCTTACCTCAACAAGGAAACTATCTCGGTCCAGCCCTTCTTCAAGGTACATTCGGCAGCCCTCAAGTAGCCACGCGAGAACAGCGGACTGGATTTCCGGGTTGCGTCGCACATCTTCTTCCCACTTCACCTTTGAAGGCTTATTCTCGCTAAGGAATGGGATTACAACAAGGCGGTTGGCTAGTGCCTTGTCTGATCCTTTAACCTCCGGGACCGTGTTGGTGGAGATGTAGGGGGTAAATTTCGGCGAGCCAGAAATCATCTCGTTGGAGAAGAGCAAGCGGTTCTTCTGGGTGTCGTTACCGGTGGCCTGTTTGATGGCGTTTGCCGACAGAACATGCGTGTCGCCGACCTCAGACATGAAGACGAACCGCCGGAAGAAACTGTCAATAAGCTCTGGGGCCGGGCCGCTTCGGTTACTCTTTCCGAATAGGGCACTTGCGTCAATGGTTCCGCCGTAATCGCCTAATGCCGCGCCGCATGCCTCCAGGATGGTCGTTTTGCCGGTGTTCGACGGCCCCCACAAGAACACGACGATCTTCTCCGGATTCCCGTCGACGAGGGAGTATCCGAGCACCTTTTGCGTGAACTTGCGTAGTTCTGGGTCCGGAAGGAATTTGTCAAGGAATTTATTCCATCCAGGGTGCTTTGCGTTTGGAACCAAGCGGACTTGCGTATTCATTGTTAGACGGTCTTTTCGCTTAGATATGCGCGCATAACCGATTGAGTCCAAACTTCCTACGTCAATGGTTTCTCCACCAAGCAAACCAATGAGGCCTGGGGTTGAATCAAAATCCTGGATCGCGGATGGCTGGTCGTAGACAGAGTGAACTTGTTTCAGGATATTCAGGCTCCTAGAAGTCGACTCGATACTGTCTGCGCGTTTTCGCAGGTTGTTGGCTTCAGAGAAAAGATCGTCCGGGTCGTCGGTGTCCGGCGGGGCCTGGCGGGAGCCAAGAGCATTCTTTAGCTCAGCCGCGCGCTGTGCAATCTTGTCTGCTTCGTAACGGATACGATCTGAGGTTGCAGTATACAGAAGTTGGAACATCTCGTTTTGAGTGCGGAATGAATAACGCTTGGTCTCCTCGTCCCAAACGGCAAACTCTTTGGTGTTTTTGTCACGTGTGACTAAAACGTCTTGGCCCCAATACGCCGCAAACATCTCAGCATGCGCGCGATCTGTGTCGCGGAATAGCGACAAGTCAACGCCTTTTGGACGTTTAACCGCAGCCTGACGTAAGAATGTCCGATTGAGCCTCATAAGCACCTCCTCATCGACATCTTGGCTGAGGAAACGAGTCCCGTTTGCGGATTCAACCTCAGCCTTCTCCACCTCTCCGATCAGCGCGCGCTCGAACTCCGCCAGCGCGGACTCCTCGGTACGTCGCGACGCACCCGCTCGAGAGCCTGTAACCTCATCAACAAAAGCGCGACGAATCCGAGAAAGGGCCACCTTTAAGCCTGTATGAGCCTCTAGAGCCAGACGAACCGCTTGATGCACAGCCGCCAACATTGTGTCGTGCGCGTTTCCTCCAAGAGCCTCTACGAATTCTGGTCCGTATGTCTTCTGCATCGCCTCGGTCGGCAGCGCGTCCTTGTGGCCGTAGCGGAGGGTGTTTTCACGGAGCCAACTGATGGCGGCGCGCATCCGAGCCTTACCGCGCGGCGCGGCTGCTACCTTGGATTTGGACTTTTCGTGGTGTTCTTTGGCCGCGCCAGCGGAAGTGTAGTCTTGCCAGGCGTCGGGGAGCCACGGCAGATCGTCGATGTTAGGAATATCGGACGGTTCGCCGTCCACATACCAGCGGTACTGTAGGCCCTCGACGATACTCGGGTACACCACAGCATACCGGTGAGTATCCTGGATTACATCGACACCAGGGCCGATGGCTCCCTTCCATGACATGCCTTTACGCACGCGGAAGAAATACTGTCCCGTCTGTGTAGATGGGTCGCGACGAGTCGACATAGGAGCAGACCACGGGAACGCTCCTAATTGCCTCTCTAGCTCGCGGATCGTGTCGACGCCAGTTTTTACTCCGTAGTGGTCGACATCCACGGTAATGACGTCGAAGTCATCTCGGCCAGAATGCAGGCGTAGCGCTAGGTTAGGCTGTGTCGGAGTATACTTTTCCCATATCTCCAACATCTCTTTGTGGCTCGGAGCCGGTACGTTTCCTGTTACCCCTTCGGCTGGTGGATACTTTTTCCCGCTGGATACAGGAACTACCACCGGCCATCCCGCTCTAGTATATGCTTCTCTAGCCTTCATTCTTTACTCCGATCTCTCCACCCCAGATACCGATATGACCGAACCGGCCCTCAGGTCGTGTCTTGGCGCAGCGTTTCTTTAGGTTCAAAGGGCATGTTTCGCACACCGCCAAAGCCAGCGGAATGCGGTATCCTCGTTGGCCGTCTGTTTCTTCCTGGCTTCGATACAACTCGAAAAGCTCCCCGCGCGTTTCGCATGGGGGTTTCAGCTCACGACTCATGCTGCGCAGCCTGACGAACCGTGAACGCCACCATGAGCTCCTCTGGCCGGGCCCTATCCGGGTCATGTGTCAAAACAAACCCTGCGGCCGCCAGGGAGGCCCAGATGGTATCACCCAAGTCCTCCATGCTTAGCGGCTCGTTCGCCAGCCAGGCGACGTCCTGGGTGCCTTCTCGACCGTACACTTTATGTTGCTTATCAAGCTCGATGGCTTTGAGGGTTTGTCGCATCGCCTCAGAAGCCTCGCTGTAAGCAAGTTCTCTACTCGACAATGTATCCTGCCTTTTCTAGTTCTTCGATAGCATCTCTACGAAAAACAAGAGTACCGCTTTTGATCCAGGGGTACAAGTTCATGCAGGGGTGCTCCGGGGCCACGATCCATCCGTCCTCATTTCCCCTTCTCAACCTAAACAACCGCGCGCTGTCACCCCAGTCGGGGTCACCGTGGATTAGCCGGGAGAGAGTGTGGGAAGGGTAGCCGTCGGCGAGGTCGGCCCCAGCCGACAGAACGTTGGCCTCGACGTAGGGGTAGTCAACGTGCGGCGAGCTGTCGAACTTTCCGGCGACCTCCTTAACGACCTCTAGAGCCTCCTCAGGGTAGAAAACTCCTCTTCGGTTAAACCAGGTGTGCCACCCGACACCGAGACGTTTTGCAGCCGCCTGGAAACGCCTACGCGGAACTTCACCGCGCTTCCAGCCCGCGAGCCACGCGATGTCAGCATAGGAGACTAGCCAGGGAGCGTCTGGTTCGGATTGGCCATCAACTTGCGGATGAACAAGACGCAGTGTCTTGCCGCATCCAATCCGTGACGATCCTTGTGTGTCTTGGGCTGGATTCCCCATTTCTTCATCCTCTCATCAGTGCAGGTTTGTTTGGCGTCGGACGGCGACTGCATCGCTACTGTTACCCCTTGACAGATCGTGTCGTTGAATAGCTCTTGTTGTATCCTGGCCGTGATGCGCACTGGGGACAGGAACTCACGGCTGCTGTCGAACCGGCGGACAACGAAGTCCTCAATAACCAGGACAACACGACTTCCGTGTAAAACAGCTGTGCGCACCAGCTGTGCAATCTCTGCCGCAACCTTTGCCTCACCCTCCTCAGCGCTGGCGGACTCGATGATATCGAAGCCGTTTCCGCTGAAACCATACGACAGCTGCCCCATCTCCACGAACACGTCCGTCAGAGAGCCGATCTCTTTTCTTTGTAGCGTTGCGATGGCGACTCCGGTGGTAACCCCTGGATCAACCCCGATTATCGCCAGCGGAGCGGACTCCATCGACATTTGGATCACGTCGTTGTAGCTCATTTTTCCTCCTCCATTTCGAAAACTGTAACCTGCGACGCCTGTACAGCAGGGCCGAAGTCAGTGGAAACCTTGCCTGTGGTGTGAACCACATGTGGCTTGGATAGGTCCAGCCCCTCAAACTCCTGCCTTAGGCGGGGGTAGTTGTATCTGGACACGTTCACATGCACCTCCACACCATTCGAGGCCATTGTGATGATTTTCGCCTTAGTCGACAACTCTGGTCGCTCCATCTCAGCCACAACCTGCTCACGGGTTTTGTTCTCGCGGGTGCAGGTGTCCTGGATGACGTCGACGAGTTTAATAGCCACAATATGGCCAATGTAGGTCTCGATTTGGCCATTCTGGCCTGTCATAAGAGCGGGGTCGGTTGTGGGGTGAGGTAGAGCGACTCTGCCGTCAGCAATGGCGTCTCGAACAGCTGAAATAACCGATACACTTAGCGAGATACCAAACGGGTCTCCGCTGGCGCAGAAAGCCTCGGCCTTATCCAAGGCTTTAGGCCCGAAACCTCGAACAGGTAGGCAGTCACTCCACGATGTCACAGACTCCAGGGCCATAATGCCCTCCGCCACGCGGGGGCCGATGCCTGGGATTTGGGTGTATCCGGCAACAACGCCTGAGCCTTCCTCATTAATCCACCAGCTGGCTCGGCTAATGCCGGGGATTGGCGGGCTGACGGTGACGCCGTGCGCGACTGCATCCTGCATAATTGGCAACTGCGGGTCAACCGAGTCCTTCTTCTTGTTTTTCTTTGCAGCCGAACGCAAAGAAGCCGCGTAGAAGGCCGCGGGGTGGTAAACCTTCAGCCACATGCACCAGTAGGCAACTGCGGCGTAGGAGATGGCGTGGGAAGCATTAAACAGGTAGGAGCTGGACGCCGCCATATAGTCCCAGATTTCGCGTGCCAGCTTCTCACTGGCCCCATGCAGCCGCGCTGAGCCTTCCTTAAACTTGGCCCAGAACTCATCAAACGCGCCACCGGCCTTCTTCGCGCCGATAATCTTGCGCAATAAGCCAATCTCGTGGTCGGACAGGCCTCCGAACTGTTTGCCGATGTGCATCACCTGCTCCTGATACACAAGACAGCCGTTGGTTTTCTCTAGAATCTTGTCGACGACTGGGTGCAGAGACTTTCGGTCCTCTCCGCGCGCAACCTTAATGTAGCGGCCGGTCATTCCACTGGACAGCGAGCCGGGCCGAGACAGTGCGTTGATGTCGGCGAGTTGCATGAACGTCGGCACGACGTCGCGACCTGTGTAAATATCCCGAACGATCCCGCGGGTGGAGCGGCCCTCGAATTGGAAAATACCAGTCAGGTCATCGTCGGCGAAAGCTTTAAGCACTTTCGGGTCGTTGAACTCCAGGTCGTACATGTCCTGCAGGGTAAGCCCCGGCGTCATTTTGATGACGTCGGCAATAGTCGACATGGTGATGAGACCAAGGCAATCCAGTTTCAGCATGTTTAGGTAGCCCGCGTCCCGCTTGTCGAAAGCAATGGCGTCCGCTTCTTCTCCGCTAGTCTTCTTGGTTTTGTACACGGCGCAGGTTTCGTGGATCGGCAGGTTACTAATGACCATCCCGGCGGCGTGCACGCTGAAGGTTTTCATGTCACCCTCAATACGGAAAGCACGCTCCAAATCCGGGTACTCATTTAGAATGTCAGCGCACTCCTTAAATGAGGTGGCGGCATCCTCGGCGGAATTGAACTCGCGGGGGTCACCAAACGGCGGTTCGCCAATCAAGGAAGCGTAGCGCTCCACCTTCGGCAAGGGTATGTTGCGGGACCGGCCCACGTCTTTGACAGCGGTTTTGCCCTTGTACCGAGTGAAGTTGCGGATGTTTCCGACGTTGGCGTCACCGTATTGGGTGCGCGCGTACTCGAACACTTCGTGGCGCCGCTCGTTCTCATAGTCGGTGTCAATATCCGGCGGGTCTTCACGACCGGGGTCCAGAAACCGCTCAAACAGCATTTCGGGGTACAGCATGGGGTTGATTTCGGTCAAACCCAGCAGGAAGCATACCAAAGAACCAGCAGCAGAGCCACGCGCCGGGCCGACGGCGATACCTTGAGACTTGGCCCAGCCGATGATTTGCTCGTTGATGAGGAAGTAGTCGGAGAAGCCCTTCGGCTTGATAACCGCAAGTTCCTTCTTGATCCGGTCTAGGTACTCCTTCTTACGGCCCACGTAGTCCTTCTTGAACCGTGGATTCTCAGCCCGTCGACGCAGGCCTTTTTTGATGTGGTCGACCAGCATCCTCTGCGCGGTCTCGTCTGTGCCGTCGGAACCGCTGAAACGCACGTCCGGGGTTTTCGGCAGCACCACGTTAAGCCGATCTGCGACCTTGGCCGTGTTTTTGGTGGCCTGGATGGCCTTGTCTTTCGGCACACCGGCGGCAATTAGGTCTCTGGCGAACTCTTTGTCGCTAAGCGGGAAAGTGCACGGGTCGGCGCTGTAGTCTCGCTTCGCGGACAACTCCTCCTCCGGGACTTTCCACGCGATAGAGTTGAGGGCCAGCTGTGTCGACCAGTCCTCCGGCAGGGGGTAGTGTACGTCGGCGGTGCCGACAAGCGGAACGCCGAGATCATCCGACAGGAGGCAAATCTGCTGGTTGATGAGGCGGGTGCGCGCGTAGTTTTTGAAACGTTGAACCTCCAGATAGAAGCGGTCGCCGTAGCAATCCAGGTAGTTTTCCACCAGATGAAACGCCTCCGCGTAGCGCGCGGCCTTGTCCTCCTCTGTCAGCGCTTCAACCTGTTCAGCCTTATCAATCCGCTCATAGTCGGTTCCCTTACCCCCGGCAATAGTGCAGGATAGCCAACTATCAGCACAGCCGGACAAAACAACCAAGTCGCTGGTGAGCTTCGGGTCCAACAACCACTCAGGGTGGATGGTTGGCTTGTGGTACATGCCCTCGTCATAAGACATGGTGACAAGGCGGCTGAGTTGCCGGTACCCCTGCTGGGTCATGGCGAGAATAGTTTGATGAAACTTGGCCTTGGTTTGTGGGGGAGCAACATATGCTTCAACCCCGAAAATGGGTTTGATTCCTGCGTCTTTGCAGGCTTTTTCTAGTTGCACGTGGCTTGAAACATTACCATGCTCGGTGACGGCGATGGCCGACATGCCGAGCTGTTTGGCGCGCTCAACGTGCGCTGCGGGGCTGCCGTGCCCGTCCCCGAACGAGAACGACGTGTGCCCGTGTAGTGAAACAAATCTCATTGTTTTCTCCTAGAGAAAACGCCCCCAGAGTATATCCGAGGGCGTTTAAACACTCTTTAAGCCAGCTGGTTCTGGCTACAGGTGATTATAGGTCGTCGGGGTCGTCCCATGCAACTACATCATCATCTAACATGTCGATGAGGCGGTCTGGCTGCAGACCAGAAGTGACGTGAGTGACGGGCCCTGAGTACTTTTTCAGGTGTTTGACTACCACTACAGGGGCAGATACCGCGCCATGCTCCCTTGCCAAGGCTGAGCGTTCCTCTTCGGTCATATCTTCCAGTTGATGCATTCGCACATCGATATGACCCTTTAGACGCTCCGGCACATGCTCTCGCCATTCGTTGAGCTTCCGCTTCATTACGGCGCACTGCCCGCATGATCGGAGGGTGTAGAAGTCGATTTCGAGATCGCGGGTTGAGGCGAGCATTGTTTTCTCCTAGTCCAGGTCATCCAAGTCGTCGAAGTCATCATCGTCGTCTTCATCTAGGCCATCGACTTCATCATCGTCAATCTCCTCGGTGACATCAGTGATGTCGACAACATCGTCTTCGGCGGCAGCGTTGTCTTCCTCGCCAGCCCACAGGCGGGCTGTATCAGCCATTACGATAAAGCGGACGTTGAGGTACGGGTTGTTGACGTCTTTTGCATTAGGAGAGTGGCGCAATTCAATGAAGACGTCGTGTTCTTTATTGAAGTTGAATAGCTTACCGGCAACAACCAGAAGCTTGAAGGTGCCATCTCGCTGGGTTTCCTCGACCTTGTACTTGCCATCTGCGAGGGCCTTAGTGAAGTCACGCAGAGTGCCTTTACCTTCGGATGCGGCCTGGCAGAAGTCGTTGAAAGAGCGGAGGCGGATGGTGTAGTACTCTCCGTCCTTTTGCTGTTCAGGAAGGGTGAGGCGGTCGAAGATCGCGCAACCGTTGTACTTCTTCAGCTCGCCAGTCTCGTTGATGACGTAGCGAACAACAAAGACGTTTCCGGTATCTCGGGCCTGAATTTGAACTCCGGCGAGCTTTGCTCTGTACTTGCCGGGAGGTGGGGTAGGACCAGTGTAGCCCTGGAATGCGGCCTGCTCAATGGTTTTCTGGTCGGGGACAGCAATATTGGAGAAGGATAGCTTCTGAGCCATTTCCTATGCCTCTTTCTTGTTTTCTACGTCTTCTTTGATGTTTTGGGGGCTGGTTTCCGCGAGTTTCGTGGCGAGTTTCGCCAAGGTTGGCTGCGTGATCGGCTTGGTGAACAGCGAGGTTTGGTCCTTGATGGAGGCCCCAGGCCGGGACTTGAACTCCAGCTGGCGCACCAGCCGCGTTTTGCCCTGCTTGTCGGCGACTTTTCCGAACCGAAGCAAGCCAACCAGGTTGCAGCGGGACACCAGCCATTGCGCGAGTCCGCCTTTTTGGCCCGCGATGTTCGGGTGAACGTAGGAGTCTCCCTCCTGGTCCTCCGACACCTCGGACAAGGCGATCATGATGATGTTCGCGTCGGAGGACATGAAGCGTTCGAGGATGTTCATGAACATGTTTTTCGCCTCGTTGTACTCCTGCAGCTGGCGGGTGGAGTATTCTTTCCGCTCCGGGTTGCGCGCGATGCCTCGCTCCACGATGTCGGACCAGATTAGCTTCTCCTGCATGTGGGACACCGAGTCGATCACGACCCAGTCCCACTGGTGCGGGTGCTGCTCGATGTAGTCCGCCGCCTCAAGCAACTCACCCCAGGTGTTGATGCGCTTGATTTGGGTTTTGTTGCCCTCTTTAGCGATGGAACGGAGGCCGTCCTCGATGCTGAGGATAAGCACCTTTTCGCCGTTGTCGGGACCGGAACCCGCGAAGGTGGTTTTACCGACGCCGGACTGTCCGAAGACAAGGATGTTGATTTTCTCCTCGACAACCTCAGCGGTTGCGATGTCATCAAGAAACGACATGGTTTCCCCCAATCTCACGGATGTTTACCGGCTTGCCGGTGAGTAGTTTCGCGGCCTCAGCGGAAGCGAACTGGCTTACCTTATCTTCCGGCGTTACGATGATTTCTAGGCCCTCGTCGTGCAGGAACTCCACACACTTTTCGGCCTGCTCCACCTCATTCATGGGCCAACCGGAGTCAGTGATAATCGGCACATCGATATAGAACTTGTTCCACTCTGACTCTTTTTTGTACTCCATGACCCGGACGGCAGTTAGCTTTCCTTTGTACATTTTTTCTTGCATGTCCGGCCATATGGTTTGCCACTCCTTGAGCCAGATGTGAGGTGGCATTTGTATAGGCATTTCAAGCCTTCTTTCAGTCGTCTTGGCTTAGCTTAGGCGCCGAGCTTGGCTTCCAGCACCTTGACCTGCTTGCGGCTGGTCACGACGCCGCCCTTGATGAGGCCGGAGATAACCTTCTCCACGGCACGGGGAGCGGAGGAAGCGTCAACACGCTTGGTCTTCAGGTCTTCGTCAGCAACGAAGTTGTCCTGGGGCTTAGTGGTATAGGAAATGTGGTAAACAGCCATTTGGCTAGCTCCTTCTTGTGTAGGAACGGCGAACAAGTTCACCGTCGAGGTCAAGTGACCCCTGTTCGTCAAGTATACATAGTTGCGAAAACTCGCAGAAACCGCAGTCGCGGGTTGGATTTTTGACTGTCGGCAGAAGCTCGCGCTCCGTCGCATCAATCATCATCAAATCCTGCCGGAGGCGAAGAACCTGGTTCTTCATCTCCTTGGTGTTGCGGGCCACCAGTTTACGTGCGAACCGGGGGGCCGGTTGCACTGCGCTTGGATCGCCGAACACTGTTAGTTTGGCATCCTCGGCTAGTTTTGTCAAATCCTTGACCGAGATTTTTTCTGGAGCCTCCATCTCAACCCCTGCTGCCAGCAGTGTTGCGATGTAGTGCTCCTTCTTCGGCTTGTTGCACACCAGCCCCTGAGGGTTGCGTGGACGAGTGTCTGACACGGTTTTCTGCAGGTAGTTGTACACCATGTTGTGCACGACCTCCTTCGAACCAATCAACCCGCGGTCGCGCAGGGTTTGCGTAGCCACGACAAGATACACCGACGCCTGCTCGTCCAGTGGCAGGAACTGGTTGCTATTTGACAGGCTTTTCGCGGTCTTGTGCTCCATGATGTGCAACGTGCCGCTGTTTGAGTGGTCCCGGTACACCAGGTCAAGGAAACCCATAATTGAGCGGCGATCCTCCCCGTCCAGGGTCTTGTATTTGAGCGGAACCTGAAACTCCAGCTCAGGCTGAATCACCTCTAGGTGCGGCTCCTCCCCGTAGTGCTCCACATACCCGCGCAGCATGTCCAGGCCAAGATCGAGGTTCACCTGGTAGTCCTGCTCGTCGACGAAAATACCGGCGTTTTCCGGGTCTACGGCAGCCTTTTGGAAGCCATCCTTGAACGTCTCCCACGGCGGCACGCCGCGTTCTCGACCTGGAACATACCACCCCTCCAGTGCCTCGTGAATCAGCCCACCAAACACCAGCGGGAGGCTGATATTAGCGATGGGGCTGATGCCCTCTACATATCGCATCTGGTAGGCCCACGGGCATTTTTTGAACAGGCGTCGGCCCGACGCCGACAGGTGTTTCTCGGTCTCGCTAGAGTAGGCTTCTGGCATATTCGACTCCTCTTTCCCCGTCGATGATTCTCTTCTGCAGGTCATCCCTCTCCGCTGTTTTCAAGGCAATCGACTCCTCGATAGTGCCTAGGGTGCGCAGATAGTGGATGGTGACCTTGTGGTTGCGGGACACGCGGTGAATGCGGTCCTCAACCTGCTCCTGGTCGTCCGGGATGAAAGTCTCGTCCAGGATAACCAGGTCGTCGGCGCGGTCCAGTGTTAGAGCCACACCGCCCGCCAGGGTGTTGAGTAGCATAACCTTAGCGCCGTCGTCCGACTGGAACTCGCGAACCGCCGCGGCACGCTCATCCCCGCCGACCTGGCCGGTGATGCGAACAGTGTCTATGCCCTTCTTCTCCATTGTTTCCGCAAACAGGTTAATTGTGCGGGTGAACTGGCTGGCGATGACGATTTTCTGAATATGTGGGCCGTGCTCGTTGCGGGTGTCCTTGTTAATGCCGATTTCGTCAAGATACGAAAACAACCAGTCTAGTTTGTTGGACGGCAGCTCCGGCAGAAACTCGCTGTCCTCGAAACCATCCGAGTCGATGAAGCGGCGCAATTTGCCGTAGGTTCCCGCGAACTGCTTTAGACGCGTCATTTCAGCCAGAACACCATTAGCAATAAGCGTGCCGGAGTCGAGGTTGGCTATCGCCTCCTCCTCCATCTGGCGGTACGCCTTGCCCTGTTTAGTGCCCATGTTCAACCAGTGACCAACAAGCCTGGATTTGACGCCATCGGAGTCGATCTCGTCGGCCATTTCGTGCAGGGTACCGGCGTAGGTTTTGTCGGGCAGCCACGGCGCGATTTCCTTCTTGGTGCGGCGCAGCATAAACCGCGCCAAATCCTCGTAAAACAGCGGCTCGCGGCCAGGCAACAGGTCACCGACAGTGGTGGTGTTGACTTCACCGTTCATAGTGTGAATCGCACGATCCGACACCTCAAACCACTCGGCGGCCCAGCCGTAGAAGTTTTTGTACTCGTCCCGAGCCAACCAGTTCAGGGTGCCCCAGGCGTTTTCCAGCTTCCCGCGGAAAGGGGTACCGGACACCGCGAGCTTCAGTCCGCCAGGTTTCACAGCCAGGTTGCCCATACCAGCGCGGATTTGGCTTTGTTTGTAGGGTTGGCTTTTCGTGGTGGTGAGCGCACGGTGCGACTCGTCCACAATGACGGCAGCCCACAGCCTCTTATTTTTTGGCTTCGAAGCCCCGTAGTCGAGGAAAAACAGCTCCGGAAAATGGTGGGACCACCAGCCTTTGTGGATTTTGCCCTCCACCTCGACAGGCTTGTTGTACTTCATGCGGGCCATCTCCAGGTTGCACAAAACCCAGCGGCGCCGAGTCTTCGACTCGAACTGTAGTTTCGCCAGAATCTCCTCCTGGCGTTTGCGTCCTCCGGTCACCACTAAAACTTCATCGTCAGGGGCCCATCGCCGAATCTCTTCCGGCCACGTCACCTGCGTGGCGATAGACGGAGACAGCACGAGAATGTCACCCTCGACGTCGCGGGACACGATACCAGCAATAGCCTGCAGGGTTTTACCAGAACCAGGATGGTCGGCAAGCCACACGGAATCATTGGTTCGGATGAACTCGACACCCGCTCGTTGGTACGGCCTTAGCGCCTCCGCAGTTTTCGGGTAGTCACGCAGGAGGGGTTCCGCGATCTCCGCGTCCGAGTCGGCGTGCTGCAGTGCGCCGCGCGCTTTTGTTGACGCCACCCACTCGCGGAGAAGCTTACTGGCCTTCACGCGGCCGAACTCTGCTGCCGCCTTCTTGGTTTCCCGCAGCAGGCCGAGGGTCAGCGTTGGTGCGGTGTACTCGCCGAAGTCGCTGAACTGGAAGCCTAGCCGCTTTAACGCGACCTCAAGTTTCGGGACTTTACCCGACCAGGCAGCCACAAGACCGCCCTGGCGGGTGTCCAGGAGAACATCCATCACATACTCCCCCACTCGTCTTCACTGATTTCCTCCGCTTTGCCCATCACGTAGGAGGAGCCGGAGCCGGAGAAGAAGTCATGGGTTTCATTAGCATCCACAACCATTTGCGCCAGCACTTGCGGGGACACGTTGGTTTCGTTGTCCGGGAAATACGGTTCCTCGCCTAAGTTGGTGAGCGCCTTGTTAGCGTTGTATTTCGCGAACTTAATGACGTCTTCAGTCCATCCGGTGCCCTCATATAGTTCCTGCACATAGGGGACCATCGGATGCATCAGCGCCGACACTAGTTCTGTGACCCGACTAGGACGCATGTGCAGGGGTCGGATCGCCTGGGCCTTCAGGCCGATGTAGAAGCCGTGCACGCCCTCGTCGCGCATGATGAGGCGAATAATGTCGGCGGTGTTGGGCAGCGAACCTTCCGACACGAGGCGCAACGCGGGGTAGAAGCCGGTGTAGAACAGGAAGGACTCGAGCATGACGCTGTGAACGCGGGTCCAGTAGGGGTCCAGGTGTTCATATCGATTATTGACAATATTGGCTTGTGCTTGAAGCCACTTGTTTTCACTGGCCCATTCGAAAGCCTCCTTGTTCTGCTCACTGGAGACAAGGGTGGCGAAAATGGAGCTGTAGGAGCGGGCGTGAATGGCCTCCATGCCGCCAATGAAAGCCATGTTGGCGGCCTCATGGTGGGATCGGGCGTGCTTGGCGACGGCTCCAGCGCCTACCTCGGCCTGCAGGGTGTCTAGAACCGTTAGCCCAGCGAACGCGCGCACCACAGCCCTCTGTTTGTTTTCATCCAGGCGGCGCCACGACGGCAGGTCGTTTGACAACGCGATCTTCTCCGGCAACCAGAAATTGCCGGTCATGCGGTTCCAAACCTCAAGGTCGATGGCTTGGTCGGGGTTGTTCCAGTCAACAGGGGAGAAGTTCATCAGATTAGTCCTTCCAGGCTTGCTTTGTCTTCGATGGCGGCTCGCATCAGTCGGGTCGTGACCATTGATCCCATCATCGCCTCCATGTATGGGGTTTCACTGATGTTGTCGGCAACCAGGCAGCTGCCGAACAGACCGAGGGTTTCGTTGCGGCACAAACCAAGGAAAGCCTCGGCGTTTTCGGCGTCATTAGCGGTGGACTCGGCGTACAGTCGCTGGCCGAGCGGCTTCTCCTCGTCGAAGACGATAGTCCAATCCTCCGACATACTGGTGTAGGTGAAGACAATCGACTCGGCCAATTTCTTGCCGCTTGGCGTGTTCCGCAGGTGGCTGATGCCGAAGGACCGTGACGCCACTTCCTTGGCGTTGACGATGGTGTAGCAGAACGCGGCGATGTCCTCGAAGCCGATTTTGGTTGATCCGGCGACGAACTCCTCGACCAAGGTGTCGAACATTTCGTTGAACTCCTCGGCTCCAATGTCGTCTGGTGCGTCGACGAGCTTCATGTGCGCCTGCTTGTTTTTGAATTGCAGGGATGCTTTCATGTTTTCCTCTTCCTCTAGAGAACAAAACCAGGTACGGTTTAAACCATACCCGGTTGGCTTTTAAACGTCAAAGAAAGACGTTGTGTTTTGGGTCACAGACTACAGGACACGCATTCCGCGCTGTTGGTGCCCTCGATGGCTTTCTGCAGAATCCGGACATAATACAGGGACTTCAACCCCTTGCGCCACGCGTGCATGTGCAGGCGGGTCAAATCCGCGGTTGTGGCGGTGTCCGGCAGGAACAATGTGGAGGAAATCCCCTGGTCCACGAACGGAGCGGCCTCCGCGTACATGTCAATCACGGCCTTCTGGCTGGTCTGATACGCGGTCTCCACACCCTCGTAGTTGTCGGCGGTCAAACCGAAAGCCGGGTAGTAGGCACGCCCGATCTTCCCCTCCTTACGGGTCTCCACGGCAGCGGTAACTGGGTGGATGGATGCGGTGGAGTGGTTGATGTAGGAGATGGAGCCTGTCGGCGGAATCGCCTGCAGGAACAGGTTCGCCATCGGCGTCCGCTTGGTACGAGTGAAGTCCAAGTCCGCGAGCTCCATTAGCAGCCACTTCGGAGCCGGAATATCAACCCCTTCGTGCCGCTTGTTGGCCTCCAGGTGCGCCTTCTGCAGTTTAGCCTGCTTCCTGCCGTTAGCCCAGTCGCTTGATTCCCAGCCAGCAGCGGGGGCCCATGTTTTGACAGCTCCTTTACCTTCCCATTCATCAGAGAAGCACAACATCTGACTGGATAGGATTGCGGCCTGGGTGAACACGCGCATGTAGGCGGAGAAGAACGCACGGGCCTCTGGAGAATCGTATTTGATGCCCTGAGAAATCAAATAACCGTGCAGGTTCATCTGACCGATACCAATAGCGCGGGTGTTGACATTGCCTTTGGTGATGGATGGGTTGATTTCCTGGTCACCGTCCTGGTTGGCGGCGTCAGCCACGGCGGACAAGAACTCCACGATGCTTTTCACTACGTAGAAGAACACAGTACCCTGCACCAACTCAACCGGCTCCGCGAACTCGCCTACGGCACGAGCGCCTTCGACGTATTCGAGAATACGAGCGATGTTGACTGAACCGAGGTTGCAGGAAATGTCAGCCCCGACCCCGGTCATCTCTCCGTTTGGCTTCCATGTGGAGGCAGCGTTAGGCTGCATGATTTCCGAGCACAGGTTCGACATGTTGATGCGGCCCAGGTTTGGCGCCGGGTTGCCCTCATTCGCCGCGGACTCGAACATGAGGTAAGGATACCCTGATTCGAACTGGATTTCAGAGATGCGCTGCAGGAGTTTACGGGCCGATACCCACTCTTTTCGGATGCGGTCGTCTGACACCATATCCCAGTATTTTTCGTCAACTGACAAATCGGACAAGGGAGCGCCATGCACATACTCAACGTCGTAAGGAGAGAACAACGCCAAGTCAGCGCCTTCACGGGCTAACTCAAACAAAATATCGGGAACAACAACCCCAAGAGACAGGGTTTTAATGCGGATTTTTTCGTCCGCGTTTTCACGCTTGGTGTCCAGGAATTTCATGATGTCCGGATGGCAAGCGTGCAGGTACACGGCACCCGCGCCTTGGCGTGCGCCGAGCTGGTTGGCGTAGGAGAAGGAGTCCTCCAGCAGCTTCATGATCGGGATGATGCCGGAGGACTGGTTTTCGATCCCCTTAATCGGGGCACCCTCCTCGCGGATGTTACTGAGCAGCAGGGCCACACCTCCGCCGTTTTTGGACAGCTGCAGGCTGTCGTGGATTCCGCGGGCAATGGACTCCATGTTGTCCTCGATGCGCAGTAGGAAACACGATACCGGCTTACCACCGCGGACTCGTCCCGCGTTTAGGAACGTTGGCGTCGCGGGCTGGAAAACCCCGGCCATAATCAGGTCGATCATTGTTTCCGCGTGGCGGATGCTACTACTATAGGCGAGCGCGTTCAAAACAACCCGATCCTCAAAACGCTCCAGCCAGCGGGTGCCGTCCAGGGTTTTCATGGCGTACTGGCTGTAGAACTTGTACGCGCCAAGGAACGTAGGGAACCGGAATTTCTTGTCGTAGGCGCGCTTAAAAAGCTCCTTGGTTACCCGGAAGTCGAACCGACGGACGACCTTCGCATCCCACATACCCTCATCGACCATGTAGTCGATTTTCTCCTCCAGCGTGTGGAAGAAAACCGTGTTGGGGTTCACCACCTCCAAGAAGTAGGCGTGCGCCGCCTCCTTGTCCTTCTCTAGCTGGATGCGTCCGTCATCCCCAAATAGATTTAATTGCGCGTTCAAACCACGGTAGGTTTCGTTTTTCACAATAGACCTTTCTTTTTCATGTTTTTGACGTGTTTGAAAATGTCTCGTGCTGTGTCGAATATTAGACTGTGTTGGCCTTGACTCAACAACGACTCCCATTGTTCATTCGGTAATTCGATTACCGGGTCGGGCTCCATGAAGTCTTTCCGACCCCAAAGGGCCACCCGAGCCACCTCGAAGCCTTGGATGACAACACGATAGTCGCCGGGGCCGACATACAAAACCCCGTCCTGTTCAGGTAGCTTAGCCAGCTCAAACCAAAAGTAAAGCTCCTCCTTTAGGAAACCCTTGTCGCTGCTTTTTAGCCCGCTCTTAACCAGGAAGTCCGGGTAGAACCAGCCACCGTGCAGGTTTCGGATGGCGACTGGGGTACAGCAGTCGTTGACCTCCCACTCAGGGTTGTCCCCTTTGTGGTATTCCGTAAAACCGTCGTCCGTTAAAACCCGAAGACACCTGCGATCCAAGGATATGTAGCGCTTCTCAGTTTTCCTTAAGGCTTCTCTGCGTTCAATCTCCCTGGACAACGCCCCTGTCACCGAAAATTTAGGCATGGTCGGCCTCAAATAGATGTTTGTTGCGTACGGCAAATAATAAGGCGTCATCAGCCATACCGAACTCGTAGCGGTTGTTCATGTGGTCAACCAACCAGAAAGAGTCATCCGGGTAAGTGATGTTGGGGGACCGCTCCCGCATAAACAGGTTCCGGCCCTCCCTCGGCGGCATACCTAGCTCGGCAATGACTTCAGAACGCTGAACAATCCACCAGCGCCCGCTCGTATCGTACAGGTAGCCGTCCTGAGCCACCCAAAACGACTCATCTTTAGCCACATCCTCTGCCTTGTACCTTCTGTCGAAAGACAAAGAATGGTTTTCGACGCTGTGCTTCGGGAAGAAAACCCCATAGTCGGCATGGACGAAGTGTATCCTCCAGTAAGGCTTCGTAATTGTTTTCCCTTGCCAGCGGCCTTTACCGTCATTGCGGTAGAAGCCTTTATTAATGTTTGCGGCCCCAGGAACAAAGGTTATTTTGGTACCGATAAGAGTTCGCATCACCACGTCAACTCCCTCGCTGTAAAAAGATGCCTAACGGCCTTCAACTCGTCGAGGTCCCATTCTGATAGCTTTAGCTCCTGTGTGAAGTCTTCCACCATGTTTTCCGTGGTGGAACGCAACGGACCAAGACAAACAATTCCCTCCCGGCTGCCCATGCGCACCAGGTACAGGCGGTGACTGTTCGGGCCGAAAGACCCAACAACCAGTACGTCGCGAGTTTCGTGAATGTTGGCGTCAAAGTCGATCACAACATTATTCGACAGGATCGCATCCCCGGTGATGTCGGCTGCGCCGCTGACGCGCATGGTGCCAGTGACAACAGCGTTTTTTCCAACCAGTACATCCCCGCTGAGCTGGGCTCTGCCGCGCACTGCGGCCTGGCCGCACACAATGGCGCAGCCACCAATAGTTACCTTGTCGGACACTATTGCCTCAGAGCAGACTGATGCTTCCTCCTTGATTTTGGCCTTACCGGACACAACCGCGGAGTCACAAACCTCAGCACTGCCGCTGATTTTCGCGGAACCATGTACTCGCGAATCGTCCATGACCATCGCCTCGTCAGTGACGATGGCTCGGTCGAAAACCTCCGCGTTGTCACACACTAGGCCGTTGCCGGACACGCACGCTTGGCCGTACACGGCGGCCTCATCTGCTACCCAGCCGTTGTCCTCCAATGTGGCGTTCTCCCCAAGCCAGCCGCCGAGGTCACCGGCCAGGAATTTCCCACCTGGGTCGTCCACCACGGCGACGATTCGTCGTAAAGTTTCTTTGCCAACCATTTTGGTTTCGGCTGTAAAATCATAGTGCTTTTCTAGCATCATGCCCTCCTTTCAAGGCTGAAACCCACTTTACATCTAACCCACAGAAAAAGCAAACCCCGACGTAAAAGCCGGGGCTTAGTCTTATTTGGTTGCTATTCCGAGCGGATGGTTTCCGGTGCTTCTTCCGTGTTGATGATCTCCTGCGCCGCTGTTGGTGTCCTCGCCATGAGCCACAGCCAACGCGCCACACCTCCGAGACCGACAACCCAGAGGAAGAAGCCCCAGAACGGGTAACCGAAGTCATCAAGTCGGTGAGCCGCATCCACGAAGATGATCGCCCACAACACAGGTTGGCCAAGGGCTGCGAAGAACGCAATAAGCCACGTTTTCCGGTCTTCCTCCTTCATGCGATTGAGGATTCTGTCTTGGCTTTGCACGTACATCATTGTGCCCACTCCTCGAAATACTCGTCGATCCTCTTCGAGTATCGAGCCAGCTCAACGAAGAATGTCAGGAAGAGGAAAAAGCAATAGAAGCCGAAAGCCCCAGTGGACTTCATGAAAAGTGAGTAGGTTAGGAAGGCAATCGCTGTCACGAAAACAATGATCTCAACGATTTTCAGGTCTTCGGAACTCATTTGCTTTTCCCCGCAATCACAAGCAGCGCTGACAGAATCAGGCACACTAGCAGCAGCCATCCGTCCAGTCGCCACATGGCGGCGCCGAACAGCGCGAATCCGAGGATCACAGCAGGCCAGTTTGTTTTCACGGGAGGAAAAGCCTCCTCCACGAGTCGGCGGACCTCCTGGTCGATGTTTTTGTCACTCATTTTCTTCTTCTTTCTTCTAGTAGTCCCTGCATTCGCAGTCCCATGAGGACTCACAAAAAGGACACGGGTCGTCGTCGAGCCGGTCTTCCTCCTCTTCGTATTCGGCCTTGTTCGAAGAGGTCTCCCTGGCTGCCTTCTCCTTAATGGAGCGCTCAAGCAGCTGGAAGGAGTCTTTGACCTCGTGTAGGCTTTCATCCTCCTGCAGCGCCCCGCGGATAGCAAGAATGTCGTTACCCCAGTCTGGAGTTAGCTTGATGTTAGGGCCGAACATTCCGACTTTGATGTTGCCGACGAAAACCCCGGAGATCATGACCGCGATTTCGCTCGTGGGTGTCACCACCAGTCGCCACGGAAGCCCCTCCGGCAGAACACGGCTGGCTGCATCGCACACCATGTCGACCAGGCGCTCACATCGACGGGCGGCCCTTTTGTCGTTCATCTCGAAGACTAGACGCGCGGCAGACAGGGCTTGCAGGTCTTTGACGTAAGGCGATGCTTCTTTCACTGGTTCTGTGGCAGGAATCATGAACGACTTCAGCTCGCCGAATGAGAGAAACGAAACCGTGTGTTCGCCTTTGCTCCCTCGGTACACACAAACATGCTCGTCCAGCCCAAACTGCGGCTTCGTGAAACGAAGCAGGGTGAAGCTGTCTTTCGAGTATTCGACGCCGAACATCACTCATCCACCTCACTTAGGGCGAGAGCTACTACCCTGTAGCCGTTTTCTCTGTTGTTTTCCCGAATGATGAAAGGTTCCTGGAAAACAACCTCATCGCGGTCCTGAATGAATAGGCTTCCGTCCGCAATCCAGGTGCTTAGCAAATGTATGTCCGCCAGGTCACCGTCGACGAAAACACGGGCAATCATACCCTCGCGGAATGGGTTTCGGCTTATCTCAACCGGGTTGTCCAACCCCACGGAGGCCTCCTGAAGCTGTCGAAGAACAGCATCCTGCAGGTTTTCCTTCCCAGAGCAAAGCAATTCCCAGGCCAGTCGAACCACGTCGGTTGTGTGTGGACGCAGGCAGCAAAGGTTTTGGTTGCCGTCGTACAGGCCGATAAGACTGACCGTTATCGGCTCGCTGGCAAGCCCTACGGACGGGTCGTTGTCCTTTTTGAAGACAACTTGTGCTTTGGTTTCGTCGTGCGAAACGAACGCCGTAATCTCGTCGCCCTCTGACTCAGCTACTGCCCATGTCGGTGAGTCCGCTCTTAGTTTAAACATCACCGTTCTCCTTCAAAACTACGTGGAGCCATTGTTTCAAGCTTGTACATGACCTTCTTCACCTCATGGTTCATCGATCCGCCGGAGCCGAGTGTGGTTTCTAGCACTCGTCGACCATCGGCGAGGGACAAGACGAACTCCAGGTTGCCATAGTCAACTTTGGCCTCACCGCGGGCGAAAACCAGGCCGTCCATTTCGAACATGATGACTCCAGCAAACGGCTCCACCGTGACAATAACATCACGAGCGGGCTCGATGGTGTCAAGGGCTTTGCGCAGATACTCCGCGGTTAGCTGGTTCACAGTAAACATGGGAGTGGTTTTCCCGCCGACGCCGGACTCCCGCTGAAGCAGGGCAATACGGGCGAAAGCAGTGAGGAACAGGTCGTTACTCGTAACGTCTCCCAGAGCCGCTGAAAAATTACTGCGGTTGTATGTTAGCTGTGACCTCTTGTTCTTGTCTTCGGTGAAGAACTGGATGTTGACGTTGCTTCCACGCTCCTCAACAAGAGCCAAGTGTAATTCATGCCCATTAATCCAGGTAGTTTTCGGATTAGTCGGCTTCAACAACGCGATTTTCGCGTCAGGCATCTTTTCGATGATCTTGAACATCATTCCTCCTTCAAGGACTCTTGAAACCGGGGGGGTGGGGTTGGTGTGCGCCCTCCCCCCGCTGCCCGGGGTTTCCCCCACCCCCGCACTTCAGATGAGTTGGTGATGACGATTTCACCCGTAACAATCATGATCTGCACACCCTCCACCCGCCGGGCCTCATTAGACGCCAACAAATCCTCGTCGCGGGTGTCGTACAGGTTGAACGCGTGTCCGGAGCCGGTGCGCAGACGCACGGAATGCACCCATTCGGGCGCCGCCTCCGACATGATCTCCTCGTCCCACAATTCCCAAAACGCGGAGTTGTCGTGGCCGGTGATGCCAGCGAGGGACAGAATCAGGTTGTAGTCGTTTTCGATTTCCATCATCTCGGCCAGGCGCTCCGCTCCGTCGAGGTAGCGGGTTCGTTCAATGATTTGGCTCTTATCGCCAAGCATGACGTCGTTGCCCCACTCGTTCAAGGGGTCTTCAGGGTCAAAACCGGCGAACATGAAGATCGCAACTTGCTCCATCCCGAAGGCACGCATTCCAGCTCGAATGAGCGGGCGCACATCATCTTGGCTTAGGTACATGATGAACGCACCTTGGACGCCATCTTGTCCTGCTTGCATTTCTTCTCCTTCTTTGGGCGCAGTTTGGGCGCAGTTTGGGCGCAGTTTGGGCGCAGTTTGGGCGCAGTTTGGGCGCAGTTTGGGCGCAGTT